TGGAATTGGTAGACAGGCATGGTTGAGGGCCATGTGTCCATTAGGGCGTATGGGTTCGACTCCCATCCTGGGCACTCAAACATCTTTTATTCTCTTTATTTACAATACTTTATGTTTTTATATGTGTTTACAAAGGTGACGACTTCATTTATTTACACATTTCGATTCTAAATTTATATTTTATAAATCTTCTATTTATAAGCCTTCAAACTTATAACACATCAATATAAGTCCTTAGCCTAATTAAAATGTTAAAGTTTAAATTCATCATTGCATAACCGAATAGTTATGTTATATTTGAACTATAGAACAATGTATAATTTAAATTTTTAAACATTATGAATTACCAATTATTAGTATTCGACGTAAAATTTGTTTCAGAAGGCGGTAACGACATCGCTAAATTCAAGTTAACGATTCCAGAATTCCCGAAAGAAGGATGGATCATTAAAATTAATGAATCTCGTTTTGAGGTTCATTCAATAGAGCAAATAGACTACAGCAATGAAACCGCTGTGATCTTTTTAAAGTAAATCAAAAAGCCCCTCTTAGGAGGGGCTAATTAGAACAATAGTAATAATGTTTCAAACATTATGAACTTCAAAAATAACAATTATTATGGATATCCCTACAGAAATTAAGAAGATAGCTGATACTTTTGGAATGGGAAACCGAAAGTTGGCCGAAATTACCAATACTAGTTATGGTGTTGTAAAGCTTAATAACTCCCCAAAAGCTATTAGAAACAACTGGACCAAACAAGACCTGGAAAAGCTGATTAACTACATCAAAGAAGAAGCTAAAAAATTAAAATGTTAAAGTTTAAAAAACCTATTGCATAACTAAATAGTTATGTTATATTTGAACCATAGAACAATAAGTAATAACAAATTAAAACTCGGAAATTATGGAAACTACAAAATTTAACTTCGCAAAAAACTTCACTGCTAAAGCTGAAATGAGGGACTTAATGAGATTAGGTTGGGAATTTGATATTGAAGATACAATGAATGCTTTGGATCTTACAGAGGAAAATGCTTGGGATTATGTTTGTCAAACTTACCATGTAGAAATTAAAGTTGATGAAGACGGCTCTACTTTTTGGAGATACGTAAATACTCAGAAATCTAACAATGGGATTGATGAGGGTTCGGATAATGAAGCAACAGGAGATGATGAACAAACAATAGAAGACTTAAAAGAACTTCACGCTGAAGGGAATCTTTGGGATGAAAAAAACTTTATTGGATAAAAAATTCCGAGTCCCCGGCGATCACTTCAAAGGGGTTCGGTTTATCAAATTAAAAAAATAAAATATCATGAAAACTTATTTTATAATCGACGGCACAAATAACAATAAAGTATTAGGCGAGTTCGATAGCCCAGAAGAAGCTATGGCCTTTGTAGATGCAAAAGAGCATACAGAAAATTGGGAAAATAGCTGGGAAAATTTTGAGGATTTCAAAGACGAATTTTACACAGTTGATTCTGAAGAAATGGAAGAAGCAGTTAAAGCTTACGGAAATAGAAAAAGAAACTATTGGAACTAAAAACTAAACCCGGCATAACGACCGGGTTTTTTGTTGAGTTGTAAAGGAATACTTGACAAGTTAAAAAACACTTCCCAGTGTAAAACCTACACCCAACGCTCCTAGTATTTTAAGAATATCAATAAACCAGGTATTCTTAGGCTTTTCTTTTTGCTCGATCTCGTAAAGTTGCAAAGCCTGGTCTAAAGAATTTTGAAGCAAGCTAATACGCTGGTCTTTGATCTGGTTAGATTCGGTTAATTTTTGGTTAGCCGATTTATATTTCGCAATAATTAAATCGTTAGCTATGTTTTCCTGCCTGCGACGATCTAACTCTCTTAGCTGGCTTTCTACATTTTGAAGAAAACTAAGGCTTACTTTTGTCGAATCTTCTTGCGATAACCCCGTAAAGGCTATCAGCATCATTAATACGATAAGGCTCGTTTTCATATTCGTCGTTTTTAAGTTGCTCTTTTTGTTCTTCCAGATCCTGCGCGGTCTGTACATCTTCGTTTGCAGATTGGTCTAGCTTATCGGTTCTACTCTTCAGTAGCTGTTCCAGTTTTCTGTTTTGCTCGATTAATTGTTCTTTCTTTTCTTTTTCGCTCTCTAATAGATTGTCGAGCGAATTGATCGTTGAATTTTGATCTATAATGTAAATGATCGAAGCGGCCAGTGCAATGCCTAAAATAATGATCCATGTTTGCTGGGATAGTTTCATATGCTTAATTGTTTCAGAATGTAATAACCGGCACCGCCTGCAATTATCGTTGTAGCAATTGCTCCTATACGCTGGCCGGTTGAATAGTCCGGACTGAAAAGCATATAAATAAAACCGCAAAATGATATTAGGATCACTCCGGCCAGAAAAAATAAAATGAATTTAAAAATTGTTGTTTTCATGATTGATGTGTTATGATTATACTAAATGTAGATGTGATTTCGGAACACGCTTTTTAAGCTTCTGTTTAATTTCCCAAATCTGTAATTTTTGATCTTTGTTGATGTCGAAAAGTGGATTCCAGATAGCAACTTTTTCAGGTGTTAAATTTCGTGAATGCAAAACCCAATCGTCTGGCTTGCCTATCGCTGCAGGAAAGAAAACAGCTAGATAAATATCAGATAGCGTTTTCATGCGGTTTACATACTTTTTCAGATATAAATAGACATAGTCCATTTGTTCACACGCATTCATTTCCCTAAGTTGATCCCTAGTTGTTCCAACCTCTTGTGCTGCTACCTTACCGAATTGTATTAAGCCAGTATAGCCTAGAGAATTGGTAATGGAAGGGCTAAAAGTTCCTGCGCTCTCTAAATCTATTAAGAGCATTAAACTATCTACGGGCACCTTAAGTTTTACCGCCACGTCCTGAACTTTAAATAGAAACTCTTCGACTGAACATTTTAAAATTTCTGGATCTAGCTTTTCCGTAAATAGTATTTTTTCAAATGTGATCTTCATAACTATTCGTTTTTGATTGATGATGAATGATTAATCTTCGTATTCAGCTTGGTTCTTATTTTCCGTATCTGTATCACTGGAGAATAACTTTTGCAGATTACCGTCCTTTTTGAAATTAAATATCTTATCCATGATGTATTTTGGTGGATGTTCACCATCGGACCACACGAATATGTTTTTTAAAATCTTTGAACCTGGATAAAGAAGGGTGGCGACTTGAAACGATGCTATTATTCCATCCAAAATAGCACCTTCACCTATTGGTGAAACAATACCTTCCAGAACAAAATACACCAGCCACATTATACAGATCATTTTTACCGTTTTTAGAAATAGATCTTCCCAACTGAATCTACCTACAAATTCACTTTTCTTTAAATGCACCCATCCACCTATTGCAGAATTGACAAAAACAAAACCCATAGCAAAACCTGTGAATGATTGGTTGTCTGCAAACCACATATTTAGCGCACCAAGAAAGAAAGCGATAGTGCTAAAAAGCCATGATGATTTTATGTAGGCTATAATTCTATCGATTGTAGTTTCACTTTCCGCAAAAACTAACATTGCATGAACTAAATAGGCTAATAATTTTTTCATTTTATTTTAATTTCAATTCAGGATGCCTTTCGTAAAACGCATCGATACTTGCATATTTATTTTCGAAATTCAAAAACCTGATCTTAAGGGTATAACGGTAATTAGGCTGCGCACCGCAATGAATTTGCAGAAATACCCATTTTCCTAGTAGATTTTTCCAAGGCAAACATCGCGCATAAAAGAAATATTCTTTCTTATTATCGATAGTATAAGTTAGATGTATCTTGCCGGGGTTATTTTCGTTAGGTGGCATGCTGTAAGCGTTATCTATGCCGAAAGAATTAACTAGATAATTAAGCTTTGTGATCTTACCGAATAAAGGTGTCCAAACTTCAGTTTTAAACCACCAATGCGAATTTCTAATGCAGTTCCATTTCCATGCAACCCACCACTTTTCTTTTCCGTAGTGCTTCCAGTATCGTTCATGCCTGTATCCGTATGGGTTGTTCCAATGGAAGAACCACATTATAACAGGAATTCTAAACCCTAGTAAGTAACTCCAATAATTAGGAAAAAAGAAAATAAATTGAAGGATGTAAAACAGCCAATCAACTAATAACCATGCTATGTATTTTGCGTATTTCATTATTTGAATATGAAGTATAGAATTAGTATTATAGGTAGAATCAACCACGGTTGAAACACGTTGTACCACTTAGATTTAACGTACTCCATGCTTACTCCGAAATGATTTACAAACTTTTTAGACAGTGATTTTTGGTGAACTTTCTGAATCCCTGTTTTAGTTCTTAACCCGTTCAAATAGTCAAGCATCGACCAATCATCCAGATCTTCCCAATTCGATTTTGGATTGTGCCATTTTTCGATAAATAGTGCCACTAAGACTATGAAAGGAATGAAGAAAAGAAACTCGAAAAAGGAGTATTGAAACCCGAATTTCACGGCATTAAATAACCCAATTCCTGCTATTGTAATTGCGATAAGAAATGATGCAAAAAGCAGATCTATGTAAAAAACGGCTCCACCTACTTTCTTAAAAAGCTTACGGTTAAAAATTTGATTGATGATGTTTTTCATGATTTTATAATTGTTTTAAATTTTTCAAATCCCATGTCGAATAAAAAAGCCCATCCTCTTTCTCATTGAGATATAGATGCGCTAACTCTTTCTCTTCTTCTATATATATTTCCCAATTTCGTGTAAACTGAGAATTATTAAGAATTGCAAGCTGTTTTTTGAATTCTAAGTTTGAATTTGACTTGGCTACAATTAACTGCTTGGTTTCATTGCCGGCTCCGAATGGCAATACAGAACTCTCTGAGCTACCGATATACCACCACTTTCCATACATTTCAAAGAACCATCCGAAAGAAGGCACATAGCGACGATTCCCTTCAATGTTATCAAGCACGTTGACAATTTCGCCACGTTGAAAAGTTAATCCATCGACAGTCGTCGAGTACTGCCATTCGCCTATATATCCGGTTTGAGCATTTGATCCTTTCCGGTAATGCGTGCCTATTATACCGGCTTGTGTCTCCCAAAATTTCAGATATCCGGTGTGCTGATCTTCAGGGAAAGTTCCAAGTGGATGCCCCTCGTAAGTCCAATCAGCGGTGTGTAATTCACCGCCTGTGGTCGTAATCAACTTGGTTTCTTGATGCCCGTTATTTTGTGGGTCATTAAGCGTTGTATGATAATAGAGGTGTATAGGTCTATCATTTTGCGGAAAACGCATCAAAAAAGGGGTTTCCGCTTGATAACCGTCTATTATAAGCCCTACCTCTTCGAAGTCAGAAAGATTTAGGTTGTTACCTTTGCCCCAATAAATACCACCTTGACCGCTATCATGATCGGTAGAGTAGAGAAATATATACTTCTTGTCGCAAGTTAGTTCAGGGTAATCACTGGCCAAATACGGGCGAAACCAGTAAATAGAATCTGGCGTGTAATTGGCTGAATTAAGTTTCAGTTCTGGGGGTTGCTTTTTAATATCAGCCGAAACATTACTCGTATAACCGCAGCTTTGCATTAACATTTTTTGAATCATTACGCGTCGATTTTTGCGATTATTTCAGTTATTTCTACCGCCGTTTTTTCGTTTGAAAAGTAAATATCACAGTTTGAATAACCGTTAAATGGATTATTGCCCGCAGCCATTCCGGAGCTAAGAATATTTGTTTTCGTTACTGTTGGTATAGAAGCGTTTTCAACTTCAAGAACACCGTCAACATAGAGATCTAATTCCTTGGCAAGATTAGCAACAGCGACAACTGTATGCTCGTTTGAATTCGCCACTACAGAACTGTTAATTTCCGTAATAGCATCAGAACCATCACTCATAAGGAATTGATAGTTGCCTCCTGACTTGTATTTCAGTTGGAATATTTTTTTTGGAGTATCGAACGTCGTAGAATAGCTACCTAGAAAAATACCGTTGTGATTTGTCAATGGCGCATTTCGCGAAATCATCGTGAATGCATTATCTGCCCAGTTAAACGAATCTGAAGTAGCTAATACATCATCGACTCCATCCCATTTGATTTGCGGTTTGGAATTAAAAGTAATTAAGGCCCCATTTGCTATTAATTGCGGCTGAGCAGCGTTCGTTGTGTTAACCTGGTCGAAAGTACCGATTTCACCTTGATTGTAACGCTTAACAACATACCCATTATTACTGCCTATCCATGTGCCTAAATCACCACCAACTGAGACAGGTGAAGCAAGCGAAATTTTCCCATTCGCATCAAAACCTACGTCTGTAGTGCTATTATCTGAATCACGTCTTATCTGAACGGCGTATACGGCACTTTCATTAAGTTTTTGAAGAGCATACCCCACTTTGAATTGGTGAGTCGCATATAAGTAATTAGAAACTTCCGCCACAATTTCTATTACGTCATCAAAACTTGAGATATAGCCATTATCGATGGTAAGGTTGATGAAATCCCCAACTATTCCAGTAACTTCTAAATCAAATGAAATTTCATTTTCGGAAACTATAACAATATTAGAAACATTTCCATTTTCAGCGCTTACAGTTGTGCCGGGAAATATGTTTTCACCTTGTATTGTTATAGTATAATTTTGACCTTCTTCAACTTCTGTGTTTGATATAGAATTGATTACAACGGCTCCCGAAGTTCCAGCCTGAAGTGCCCCAAATATTCGAAATACATTAGTACTTTCGAATATTATACAAGCTCCTGAATACTGTTGATTAATCACAAATTCATTCAGAGAGTTTCGAACGCCTCTACCTCTAACATTAGATCCCTCCAAAATTTTTAATTCACCATCACCTTTTCTCCAAATATTTATAATGTCAGTGCTTTGAAAAATGTTCTCGTTAACGATTACATTTTGATCAGAATTTGAGTTGAAATTAATGATTCTATTTAATCCTTTGTCTTCCGAAATAAGCGCGTAATTCTCGTCCGTAACTGTTTTCTCGATATTAACAGGTTCTGAGGTTCCCCCATCCGAATCTTCAAGGTTCGATATCCTTAACTCATGGTTTGCAATATCATCTTCGTTATCTTCAATACGTAGGAGTTGGTCTGCATCATTGGCATCACTATGCGCTATAGCATTTGCTTCAGCAGCATCGGCTTTTGTTTGAGACCCAGTTTTGGTTTCAACATCGATTATGGTTTGCCCAAAATTATCAACCGTCTGCTTGTCCTCATCTGTGTATCTTTTAACACCATTAACACTTTCATAAGCCTGAGCTATTTCTTCAGGAGTACGTTCCTTGAAAAATAATTTACCTTCAGCATCTTCACTTAGCGAATTCCCGGCATTAGGACTTAAGCCAACAAAAGGCGATATCTCGCCAATCTTAGTATTAAGGGCATTGATCTTCGCAGAAATTTTATCCGCAAAATCATCTAATATTTGCTTAATTGTTGGCATTATATATCCGTTGCATTTTCTAATCTATCGGCATAATCGGTAGTTCTTACCGCTTCCAATTCACTATCCTTGGCGTAATAACTCGCTGATTGACCGTTTAACTTTGCACTATCCGCTGCCTTGAAAGTATCACGTCCTTTTATGTAGGAAGGGTCTTGACTATCGGTAATTGACAAATCACTTTGTGGGTTAACCTGAATGTTTACCTCATCGATCACACGCTGTACAATTGCATCTATATTATAATCTACCATTACATTCAATTTTAAGGTCAAAGTCACCAGTTTTCGTTTGATATCCACCTTATAGCCTTCAGTCATATAAGCTTGAAAACCGCGGTCGTGATATTCAAAAAATCTAATTCCTTCTTTAGCTAATAACCGATTTAATGCGTTTATTTTGATTGTCATTTCTGCCTTAGATGCGTAGATGCCATTTACCTTTACTTCAAGTTCTTGAGGTTCTCGATATACACTTAAGTAATTGGTTTGAAATACCGTTTGAGAAGAGGCTTTTAGTTTCGATATTTCCGAAAGTTCAGCACTTTCAACCAGCAAACCGAAATTAGCCAGCAAATCATAACCATCGATTTTTACTTTTGATTTTGCCGGTGAGGCAGTGGGTAATGGTCCAGAAAGATCAGGGTTGAGTTCTACAAAAATGATCTGTAAAGACTTCCCGGTTTTGTAGGACTTCTTAACTTCTATTCGATCCAGTCTTACCTGATAATTTCCGTATTCGGTTTCAAATGTTTGATTTCCTGTGATCGCACGTAGTGTTTCCGAAGTTTCCAAAAATGATCCTTTTCGATTATCGAAGAAAGCATCGACCACAATTTGACGGGTGCCAAAATAAATATCTTCTGCACTTACCAACGGTTCTATCTCATCGCCCCAATCATAAGTGGTTTCCCCTTCGCGCTTTGGAAGGTCAAGAATGCCATTGATAAATTGCACAATGATTCCAATATCTTTAAGTAGTATATCTGCGAATTTTTCCATTTAATCTGCTCTACCTTGATAATTTGCTAACCAATAGGCTCCGTCATCTATTAACGTCCACATATCACCATCATTAATATCTTCATAGTCTTGCTCTCTTGATGTTAATAATTTTCCGTGAAATCCAATCGGAGCATTAATTCTCTTTATTTGTATTCTTCTTCCAGGTTTAGAATTATTAGGTTCTGGCAAGTAGATGTGTAGATCTTGAGTATTATAGCAGCTAAGAACTTCGTCTGTAGGTTGTATATCATATCTAGTCTGAGTTTGAGGTATTCTTTTTACTCCCACATAACGACCGTGTGACTTTAGATCCCAAAACACACCTCCATAGGTATCAGCTTTAGATCCTGCATAGCTATTTTCAGCAAATCCAACTACCCCTGCGGCATAAGCAGGAGTATTTCCATAAGTAAGACCTCTCGGAAGACTTCCTTTTCCATTACCAATAATAGAAGCAGTTACACGTGTTCCGTTAGGATCTTCCACAACTTCTCCTCCATATTTACCTATAACCAAACCATTAGGAGAAAAAGCCGATTCTACACCTTCAAATTCCGCGCTTATTCTTCCGGTTCTTGCATCAATAAATAATGTTTGTTTTACAGAAATTGTACGCCCAGAATCGTTAATTGTATTCCTTTTAGTAACAAATTTCATGAAACCATATTCTCCATTAAGCTGTACGGTGGGTTCGTTATTCGCTTCGTTACTTGAATCTATATAAGTGGATTGGCTAACAATCATTCCGTTTTGAATAAGCCACTTCCCGATATTGGCATTTTGAGCCAATAACGTTTCTGTTGCTAGAATCTCGAAATTATCGCCAATAAGTTGCCAGTTCGCTTCGATCCACTGCGCACGTTGGTGATCTTGGCCAATGTAGTAATACCACTCTTTGAATTCCTCTTCTCCTTCCTTAACAATCCGATAGACGTAATCCCTACGGTTTTGATTATTATAATAGTAGTTCGCCGGACTGAATTCACCACGATTCACATATAATGGTGCTGTTAATCCCCGAACATTATTAAACACCCGGTTAAACTGTTCATTGTAATATTTATCGTTCTGGTAGATGTCGTTTCTGATATCGCGCTGATCCCCCATGACCTGAGAAAAGTAACTCATGGTGACCTGGTTCCCGATTTCTAGAGTATAGGTAAACGGACTATTTACTTTTTGCGTAAGCCCTAAAACACGGGTTTCAAATTCGATCCCAAAATCTTCATCAATTAACGTAACAATATCCCCAAGTTCAATATCAATTTCTTTTCGTCTAAGCTCCGGGTAATGCGGCAACACCTTATAAATAACATTTGGTTGCGAATAAGTATCAATATACTCCTGCGCTCGTTCTTGCAGTTCCTCTTCGGCATTATCAATATACGCCTGTGGCATTTCAATATTTATCAGTACATATTTATCCCCTACACGCGGCTTAAATGTTTCATTTGGCGTGGTGAAATTACTATCATCGGTGTATGGGATAAGTACAATTTCCTTATTGTTTGGGTTATACCGGTCAATTTCATATTCACGGCCGGCCAGATCACCAGTATTGAAAATTACTTTTGCGGTCGCACCTCCAATCAACTGATCGTTAATATTAAAATCAATCCCAGTATCGGTGAAGGTTCGATAATTAGAAGATGAAGCCACCACGCCTTTTAATCGTGGATAAATATCTTCAAAGTATTTCGCTCGTTCTATCGTACCAAAAACCTCCACATTTTTGGTAAGCTTTGGTATTTTTAGTCGTTTCGATCCGTAGTCTTTGGTAATATTACGTTCACTTCCAAAAGGATATAACACCGTCACCAACTCCCCGTTTTGAATAGTTTGGCGTTCTATTTCCCGAAGTTCTTTTTTGTACCGAAAAGTAAGCCCCGTTTCTTTACCGATCTTTTTTCGGAAAGTAAGCTGGTAGCCTTTTATCACAAATTCGCACTCAAATTCATTAGCGATTTGATCCAAGGCGGTGAGGCAATTCACATTATTGAATCGCATATTCTTTCCTTCGGTTTGCTCTACATAATCAGCATAGTACGTACCACCTTCGGTGCCGTAGATACGATTCATATTATGCAGCACCAAGCTTACCATATCGATAGCGCTTCCAAACAAATAGAATTCTACTTCTTCGGTATCTGGATTCTTTAGCTGAACATTGTTGTATAGGTATTGATCGGATTTGAATTGAATATCATAGGTGAAAGCGTTTTGCGATTTTTTGATCTGCGGTTCGTCCAGGATGGTGTACCTGGCATTTTTGAATTCTACAAAATCACCTATCTGTATATCATATTTGAAACCTTCCGAAGTAAACCGAGAACGAATAAGATCTTGCCCGGAAATCTTTTGGTTGAGTTCCGTGTTTTGGTCTACTTCTATATCTTGGATTTCGGTTTTTACGCCTTCTATTATGCGGTATATCTTCACAATCGCAGTTTTGCTGCAATGTACTTTTCAATCAAGGGTTAAGGGATTTCCCTTGTGCTAGATATGCGTAGATGCTAATTATTTGTTTATATTGGTGGCAAATTTTGATGTTATGAAAAAAATAATTCTACTTTTAACCGTTATTCTTTTTATTAGTTGTTCTAGTGATGATTCAAATGAAGATTTCAATCCTACTTTGGAAGATTTAATTGGCACCTATAATTTACAGTCTTATACATATGAAGATGTTCAAATGGATGTTGATGAATGTGATTTAAAACAAAAAGTTGAGTTTTCTAGTGATGAAATAAAAATAACTGGTGCTTATTGGAATGACAGTTTTTTGAATGAAGATTGTCATGTCTATTCGAATACATATCGGTTCTTGTTAGAAGGAACTTATATAAATATTGAAAATAATGGATCTTTTTCTTATTCAGGAAGATTTATAGACAACAATACAATTAGAATTAGGACTTACTATGATGGTATGACTGGACAATACATTTACAAAAAATCCAATTAACTTCTTGATTGAAAATTAATAATCCCGTTTTCTATAGTTGACATTCTAGCATCCATGGTTTGTAATGTTTTATCCATAGTTTGTAAAAACCGAGTGTTTGCAGCAATTTCAGATAAATAAATACTGCTACGATTAGCAATATCTAGGCTTTGACGTACATCAATTCGAATGGCGTTTAAATAGCCCTCTAAAACATTAGCGGTATCTTCTGTAATGTTAGTTATCGCGCCAGCCAATCCAGGTCTGTTATTTTGTTGTGTTCCAAAAGGATCAATACCGGCATTACCCATAATGTCTTCTAGCCCTTCCCAATATTGTCCGGTTTGTTCAATTAAATTATTCCATTGATCTCTAAGGTCCTTAATTTCTCCTGTGCTTAAATTATCATCTTCACTTATTGCTTTATAGAAGTTATTCATAAATTCTTCTGCGCCTTTACCTACAAAATTATTAAGCAAGATATTCAACATTGCTTCTCTCATTGTATCTTCGAAAGTTTCCGCAAATTCATCAATCCCTCTTTTTCCATCACGCAAACCCTGAATAATACTATCAGCTAAGGTCGATTGTGTGGTTCCTGTGAAATACTCATCAAATTCATCCTGACTATCTGCAATTTCCTTTCGTATTTCGCTAAGCTTATCTTCTGCATCATTAAGCATTTGCGTGAACAAATTCCTGTTATTTTCACCAATAAAATTATCTACATCTTTCCATAGTGCAAGTTGTTCTTTTGAGTAATCAACAAGATCTTTATATTTTTCTTCTTGAGCTCTTAAATTTTCTATAACTTTCTTTCTAGCTTGACTCCCCTCAGCGCCATATAGTTGACCAAGTGAATTATTTAGCCTTTTGATAGATCGATCTAAGCGATCCATTTGTTTTTCAAACTCACTAGGCCCATTATCACCTCCTGCTATTTGAGATCCTATTGCAGCAACGGCACTAATAGCAGCTCCAATATAATTTCCAGTAGCTAGTTGAACTCCTACATTTGCAAATTGATCAGCAAGACTAGACATTTTATCCAAAGCATCAGCAACATCTTCATTTCCAAATTTTCTAAACATTGATGAAGCTTCACTTATACCTGAAGTAATATCACCCATACGGTCGCTGAATCTATTAATGATCTCTTGATCTGCAGACCTAAATTTTTGAATGGCTTCTTGTTCTTCTTGAGATTCTTTCTTTGCTATTTTAACTTTTCCTTTCCATTTTTCCCTATATTTGATCAGCTCTTTATAACTTAAATCTTCAAGTCTTAAATAAACGCTTTCATTTGCATCATTAATTTTTGCGGCACCATCAATAGCAGTTTGTATTTTCTGTTCTTGCTTTTCAATTTCTTCTCTTAAAATGTCTCGATCTTCAGTATTTGTAGCTGCATTAAATTTTTCTCGGAGTTCTTCGAGTTTTATGCGCATTGCATTAATGGAAGTTTCATCTAATTTAAGATCTAGAATAATAGGTTGCGACTGAATACTCGAAACCCCTTGAACCTGTGGTCGATTTAGATTAATACCATTATTTTGAGCGGCCACCGCGATAGCTGTTTGCCTGGCGAAATTCTGTGTTTTGTTTAACTGGTTTTGGTAAAATTCGCCTAAATTCTTCCCTTGCTTTAATAGCTCTTGGTTTTGGGCGTCCGCACTTTCTTTACCTAATTGAATAACGGCCGCTTCATATTCCTGATACGCTTTTTCACGTTGCTTCAGGAAATCTTTGTATTTATCTAATTCGGTTGCAGCATCACCGCCACCGCCTGTAAAATCGGTGTTAAGCATTCTTTTTCGTTGCTCAACTGCTTTTTTTATTTCTTCATTGTCAATTTTAAGGAATGGAGCCAATCCTTCAATTTCCTGAACCTTATTGATATCAGAAATGGTTTGCAATATTTCTTGTCTAGCCTGGTAAGCTTCTTTGATTTGCCAGTAATCAAAATCCTCAAATAGTTTTAAATCATTAAGATTATTAGTTCCCTCAATATCTCTAATGATTTTTTGATACCCATCTGCATTATCATAAATTTCCTTATTAACTTCTAATCTTCTTTTTTCTTTTTCTAATAATTTTTCGTTTGCGTTATTTGAGGATTCTGTAAACAAATTTATATTTTCAACTCTTTTTTCTAAAGCATTCATGAGATTATATCCCTCATCTAAAAAACCCCATTTAAATTTTAATTTTTTATTATCCTGAAGATCTTCTAAAATTTTCTGAGGAGAATCGCTTAATGAGAAATTAAGGGGTATATTTTGCGTATCGGCATATTCTCTTAATTCTTCTAAAACGTTGAAAAATGCTAATTTTTGTTCGTCTGCAGCTTTTCTAAATCCTTCAGCAGTTCTTTTCGCATCCCTATATTGTTGTTCTGCCCCTGATGTTTCTAATCTTCGTTGTTGTTCTTCATTAATTTCTCTTAAAGCATTTCTAACACCTATTAAAGAAACCTCTAAATTATCCTCGTTTATTTTATCTGTTTCTAAACTTTGAAGATATTCTGGATATTGATCTTTTAGTTTGGTTAATATCTCGAGTTTTTCATCAAAAGGCGTATTACTATCCTCAAGCGTAGTTTTTAAAATCCTGAATTGTCCAGCCTGTTTTCGTACTGATTCTGTAACGGAATCACTACCGTCAATCACCTCGTTTACAAAACCAGCAAAGTCATTGCTTACCCCTACCAAACTATTTCCCAATTCCTCGGTATACGATTTAATCCTATTAGTTAGGATCTGCCAGGCGTTCACATTGGAGCCTGCCATACGATCAAAAGCGACCTCCGCACTACCGGCAGCATTCGCCATTTCCTGAAGATCAGCAGCCGCACCTTGCGCATTTGGACCAGCAATAGCAAGTATAGCATTCATGGCTTCCATTCGGCCAGTCAATTCCTTAATACCAGTTTGTGAACCATTCGCCTTGTCGTATATTGCTTGAAAAGCATTTTGTAAGGTCATAGATTTAGCGGCACCATCCCCAAGTACTTCTCCAACCGATTCAATCGCAGATCGAATTTGTGTCATGGCTTGAGAAGTGGGAACACCCTGTTTCGTGAGCGTTGCTGTAGCAGCCGCTACTTCTTCAAAATTAAAACCTGATGCAGCAGCTAAAGGTGCAACTTCAGACAAGGATCTGGAAAGTTCGTCAAAGGTAGTTTTACCCAGGCGCACCGTGTTAAACATAATATCTGCCACCTTATCCGCTTCGGTTGCTTCTAATTTGAAAGCATTTAGCACGGTGGTAATACCATCAGCAGCCGTTGCGGTATCAGTTACACCAGCTGTTGCAGCTTTGGCAGCCGTTTCTAGTAGTTCTAATCCAGCAGCGCCATCATATCCAGCAGAAACAATTTGATAATAGGCTTTAGCCAGTTTCACCGGTGCATCGGGGCTTATCTTAGACAAGGCAAAAACTGCGCTTGAAATACCTTCGAAATCTTCTTGAGTAGCCTTAGAAATGGTTTGCACTTCCTTCATGGCATGCTCAAACTCATTCATCATAGTATAAGCATCATGCGCAATCTTCGCAAATGCGGTTGCAGCGCCTATCGATAATGCCGCAAAAGGGCTTATTTTGGATATTGTAGAAGCCATTCCTTGGACTAATCCAATAGCATCTAAAGTGCCTTGTTTAAGTCCACTGTTATCTATTCCTGAAGCAAAAAATAAGCTCCCTGTACCACGTACTGCCATTACTAAGGGTTTTCCCGCAATGTAGTTTGAGGGTCTAGGGAAAATCGGTAAATTGGGCGCGTATATGCGTAGCTGCCACTAATGTATCAACTCCAATTTTTAGAAAAGAAATCCAAGAACTTTCCGACTGCTTTAAAGCTGGCTCGGCAAATTGGATGTACTTTTGAAGATGGTGTGGTGACGATTCAAATTGAAAATGTCCTGGAAGGGTATCGGTATATTCGTCAGCTCTTTTCTTATGTGCAAAATTGGCGCGGTACCTCTGCAACTTACAACGGATTTCCTGTACAACCCTATCGTTTTTTATTGGAAGCTGAATGGATCGGGCAATGCTATGATGAACGATTAATCGATCAGGATTGCGGTACTGGTTTTGGATGCAGAAGATTAAATATTGAATATCATATTAACCGCCCTTATTTCAAAAAAGATAAATACTGGTATAATTACGGTCGTTGGGAAGGTAAACGTTGGATCATCGATAAAAAGAAAATCTTCAGCTTACTTATAGATTACGCGACCAAAAAAGCAATTATCGAATGTCCGTTATTTGATGAAACCCGGCTATTACACCGGGTGAATAATTTACCTGACTATTTAGTTGATGATGGGGTGCTTTGGGAAACGGTTTTTGAAGAACGTTTTTTACATGGGGAAATAGTTCAAATCCCTCATAATATTAAACATCGCTATCCTGATCGGTTGAAGGGGAAGCCTTTGGCGTGTTGGTTTTGAGGTGGCAATTTTTTGAGTTTAAATGATCGATAACCTCAATAACACCAAGAAATGCAGCTTCTATTAATTTTTCACTAGAATGAAGCGAAAAACGGTTAAATCGCACCATAAAAATTCCATCACCTCCAAGCATTCCAAAAGTTCTAGGATAGCAAGTGTCGTTGCTTCCGTCTGTAAACTTTAGTTTACATATTTTCTCAATAACTGGCATTAACCAATCCCAACTATCTAAAAATTCTAGTTTAGTCGTTTCTTCCTCTATCCATACAGTATTTTCAGAATCTTGAATATTATAAATTGGATATAGATTAGGAACTTTAACAAGATTGTTTTCTGTTTCCCAACCCATAAATTTAGCGATCCTATCTTGCTTTTTTAAAAGTATATTTCTCATAATCTTAATAATAACTTTCTATTTCATTAATATTTCCATCGTCAACACCGACTTCATTATCTGTGTTAAGGATAACATGACTTTTAAAATCGCAATCCATGCATTTTACTTCGTCGCTATCGCCTACATAAGGGTTTTCACCGTTATGAATTTCTTGCTTATCTGTTAACACTAACAAATCATCGCCACAGTTAGGGCATTCAATGCCTAAGTAATACCAGGTTTTCATTGGTTTGTGATTTAAGGTAATTTAATATTTGCGGGCGAATAACTGAATTTTTCACCAGGGAATATCTTGTTTCCTAACTTATCAAGTCTTTCAACCATTCTATCATATAGTTTCATTCCTTTTTGAGTGTACATAAAACTAACAGATCCATCAAAATCAATTTGATCTTCGTATTCAGCAGGTCTAGTTAATCCTTTTCTGTCCGTAAAATCTTCTAGGAATTCATCGATCACATCAGATGCCACCAACTCCCAATCGTATGGAGTTTTTATGCTTATAGAGTTTCTGAATTTCATTGTTTTAGTTTTAAGGTGTTGATATATAACCAGTATCAAAAGTGTTTTGTATAATGTTGCAAACTCGCCTCAACTCATTTTCTATTTGTTGGTGTTTAATTTGATCCATTTGGAAGTTATGTTGACCGCAAAACTTAGATTTCTGAAAGTGGTTATCTTCCATTATTCTAATCTCCTTTATAGCTTTAATAGCTTTTTCTTTGGCGTAGTCCTCAATTAGTTTTTCTCCTTCTTGTATTGAATTTTTAGCCTGGCCGTTTGTAGCTGGCTTATAAAATATTTCTTCCGATATTTGTTTAGCTGTTTTACTCATTGGTTTTAATTTTAATCCATCCGTATTCGATTTGATCTTCAACACTTAGTCCATTATATGGTAAAGCGTAGCCTTTTGAGCGTAGGTAGTCAAAAACAGGTATGTAATTAAGTATGCTATCATAATCTTCATCACTTGAATCAACTGCTTCTTCTGGTATTCCAAAATCACCGAAAATAATTTGTTTACCTGCTTTTACCCTATCAGCATGTAGAGGACTCCAATTAGCTATTTTAGCAACCTTAATAGCATCTTCATCTGTTATATCTGAAAGGCTTTTTAGTTCTAAAAAAGAATACATTATGCCTTTTTGAATGTTTTGATGATTTAACCTTCGAAAAGTAAAGGGCTTGTCAACAGGTATTCCTGTTAGAATCTTTTGATCCCAATACTGAGCGAAAAACTTTGCTTTGTTTTTTAAATTATTCTTCATCGCTTTATATTGATTTGATTAGTTTTCCAGACGTTTTATAAGGGTGCACTTCGCTATATAATTCGCATGGTGCTTGCATTCTAAATTCTTCCCTAAGTTTTTTGATCTCAGTAATAAGCTTATCCCTTTGCTCTAATAGTTCAGAAGGTAAAAGATCTGTTTTTCTGGAAGTTTCAAAAGCATCTAAAATCAATTTGGCGTTTTCTTCCCCCATTTCTTTAGGCGCTGGATATGGCAATTCATTATTTATAGTTGCCAATAAATATGAACCCCCGATATAATCGCCTCTTAAATACTTGCCTTCATACAATCTATATTTACTATTTGTAATTCCTAATCTGCTTTTCATAGTCCTAGTTGTTTGATTGCTGCTTGGGTTAAAGACGCTTTTGTGTAGACCATTTCTTCTATAGTTCTACCTTCTATCATCCATACAGATTTCCATTTTTTACTATTCATTAACACCCCTTCAGGAGTCTGTTCAAAATCTTTAGTTTCAAAACCTTCAAACAAAACTTTTTCTTTGGCTTCATCCCAATCTATACAAGCGTTTGCATAATTATTATAACCATCTGGTGTAAGTACGTTACATGCATATTCATGGCTATACTCGTCGAAATCTGATTGATTAGGCTCTTCCAAAACATTGCCATTTTCATCACAAGGAATAAACATTTCAAGTTTTAAAGGTTGTTTTAGGAATTCAGCATAACGGATAATTAATTTGCTATACTTTTCAAATTCTAAAGACCAATTTGTTTTGTGTAAATTTTTGTCTTTTGGAGCTTCTTCGCTTTGCTCCAAAACAAAATCTGTCATTGATATTAGTTTCATGATGATATTAATTGTTGAATTTAAGAGAGGGACACACGCGTCCCTCTGTGGGTTATTTTAAAAGTTCTTTATTTTGGTGAATGTTGCCGATTACTTCCATTTCATTCCAACCCCAAGAACAAATAAAATTGGCATTTCCTGAAATTGGATACGCAGCAACAACCCCTTCTTTTAAATTAAATCTTATAACACATTTTTCTTCATCTTTAAAAACGATATCCCCTTCGTAAATATCTTTTCCATTTTTATCCTGTCGTCCTGTGAATTGCTCCAATATGTAATCTTTAGGTTCGACATAAACCCAATCTTCACCAGATAACACGCTTAATACATTTTCGTATTTATCATCGGTAGTTCTAACACATTCCCCATCATATTCAAAACCGTTTTCGTAGCTTCCTAAATTTTTTTCAAATTCTTGTAATCCTAAACCTATCATGTCCGGATATACTGTTACGTTTTCAAGCATTGTTTTGCAAGATGGAAGCCAAGCTCTAAACTTTATTTCTCTACTCATCATTAAATCTTTTAAGTTTCTTTAAAATATTATCCTTTTGGGTTTGGAAGAAATCGACATTTTTACGGGCGTATTCGCCTTCATTAATTCGTTTCTGCCAATGGTACAATGCATTTTGAACGTAAGGTAATCTGCATCTTAGCTGCTCTTCTTTTTCTTCTAGAATGGGTTGTTGGAAGGGTTTCACGATAAAGTATTTTTATCAATTGCTAATCCTTTTTCTATAAGTCCGAATACGTCGAAGTGCCATTCAAGTAATTTATTTATCAATCCATAAGGAAGATATTTAATCATGTGTTTTTCATAGTCGCTATTACCTAATCTAGCTTTTATGTAACTTTCAAAATCAGTATCAACAAAATAATCATCTTCATCCTCTGATACTAAATAATCTAATGGAATAAACATTTCTCCATTATGCTCAATCTTTTTTGTAAGGTCGCTTAATGGTCTTAGGATGGGTTTTATATCTTCTATCTCAAAAAAATTAAGTGTAAATACATCTAATTCTTTATGGTTAAAACCTCCCATATGACCCAATGATCTATACAAGGTTTCGATCTGAACCGCATAAGGTAAATAAGGCGCTAAGTGTTTTAATTCTAGTTCCATCACTTCAAAAAGATTATAGCGGTTTGCTCGGTGTAGTCTATTTGCTCAATCGAATGAACCTCGTAACGACTTCCATTGATTTTAATGATCCATCCCTCTTTTGGGAACTCTGGAATAGTTAATCGGAACTTTGCTATCCCTTGCTGTTCTTCTGATAAGAACTTTACGTCAAATACTAATGGTGTGTAACTCATAATTGTGATGTGATATTAATTGTTGATGGTTCAAATGTATCAATTAGTTATTACATATACAAATAAATTGTAATATGTTTTTGAATTTAAAAGCGTATATTTGTAGAAATCAAATAATACGTATGTTTGTATTTGTGCTAAGAGTTCAGGAAATAGTAGACAAACAAGGTCAGACAATGGAGTGGTTAGCTGGAAAGCTTAACATTACTCGTCCATCATTATATTCTCGATTAAAAACAGGAAAAATAAAGGCTATTGAGGAAATTGCGAATGTTCTAAATGTTCCTATTCATGAACTTATTGAAGCTCCAAAAGGATATGGGCATTTCTACGTAGATGGAGAATGGCACGGAATACGTAAAAAATAAAAATCAACGATACCTCTTAAAATTTAACTATGAATGATAATAAACTAAATGAACTATTAAATAACCCATCTTTTGAAATTGACTTAACAGCTGTAATATTCGAAAATTACAAGTTATCAATGATAAATAATGAGTATTTAAAAACAATTTTAGAACTTCAAGCTGAAATTAGAGAAATTGCAAAAGGAAGAGTTAAGTCTGATTATGATGATGAATTGATTAGCAAAGTAGAAAAAATGGAGAAAATAATCTACGACTGTGCTAATGAAAATCTAACAGAAGATTTAAATAAAAAATTTATCAAGAAATAACCTATTTCTTCCCTCCCGAATGCTTACTAACTAAATCAAAGAATTCAACGGGCTTATCCGGATCTTGCTTTTCATCCTTTTTCTTATCGGTTTTCGTCTGCGGAATAGAAGCGTTTAGAAAGATTAAATTTTGATACGATCGCTTCCATACAATTTCATCCCAACTATAATTATAATAATGGGAAATAGAACCTATGAATCGGTGGGGGTTGAATCGTTCCGGCTTATCTTCCTCATCATCATTGGATTGGTCTGGCTTGCAATCTGGAAAGAGTGCAAAAAAAAATCCGACTGGCTTTTGATGGCCGTTTCTTTGAAGATCATAAAGATCTCTTTGGTAGTCGCATTGGCAAGTAAGAACTTTTCGTACCACTCCGGGTAATCATCTTGTCTATTCCAGGAGATCCGGCAAATGACTTTTACCATGATATTAGCATAAGGCAATACATCATTTAAAGTCAGTTCTTTTTGCTCGTTCAAAATATCTTCTGGTACCTCCTGTAATAATTCTGAACACATCGCCAAAGCACCCAAACAAGGCGGCTTTACCACAAAATCAATCTCTTTTTTGTCTTTTAAATTCTCTGGAAGCATCGAATTGTCTTCTACTTCTACGTGAAAGGTAGAAGGCTTCTCAATCATTGCTTGTATTAACTTTTGCTGATCGTTCATAGGTAAGATTTAAAAAAAGCCGTTATTCATCACGATAACGGCTTTTCAACAATTAATTTAATCATGAGCAATTAAACCACATCTTCAAACCCTAAGATGTAAGGGTTTCCTTTTTCACCTGCGGCACTCTCTGGTGTATTAGCGGTAAATACCACTTCTACTGCTGGAAGTCCGTTTTTAGTGGCTGTTCCTTGATCTCTTGCGTTTGCTTTTGCATAAGGCATTTTGAATACAGCGCGTTTACCGTTAATTTCCTTACTCACAAATTTAAAAGAACCATAAATAGAAGGTTTACTGGCTGGTGCCATATAGTTTCCTTCGTCTTCTCCATCGTCTACGGTTCCCACTTTACCGCCCATAAGCATTACGCGCTCCTCTGGACTTAGCCCATAAAAACGAACGGTTATTGTTGTTGGGTCGACCGTAACGTCTACCGTTAGATAATTATATTGATCTTCAGTAGAAATATTTTCTACTGTAGAATTTGCGCCTTCTATGGTTAGCGAGCCTAATTCTATGTCGCTAAATTCTGTTAACTCTGTACCCATTACACCATCACCGGCAGGGCCAAAATAAACAGATTTAACACCTAATACGTTATTGTACTTTGCCATTGCTTACAATGTTTGATATTCAAATCTTATATTCTGATAACTCATCCCGTCTCTGTCCTGATCTTCGAAAGGCCCTTTCTCATCATCTACCTGAAAATGAAAAGTTCCATTTGCTGTAACTTTTGTCACATCGTCCAGAAGTGGAAGTATAATGTCTAGTCGTTCTTTGAAACCTGCACCATCGGGCAATTGCTCCCCAATGTTAGGACCATAAATGTTTACGTTGCCAAAGCCATTTTGTAAGTACTGGTTTGGATTGTTGATCGTATTAATCACAATGAACCATCCTTGTAACTTTGCCGAAGCTTTATTCAAGTACACTTTGTCAAGCTCTGGAATATTCAGAACCTCATATAAGGCTAGTAATATGTTATAACTTGATTGCACCCAATAAATCTTTGATATCGTTACTATTTGGAGCTGAACCGGTAATTACATCGTAACCCATGCTTTCTACAGCTGCAGCATAACTCATGCCAGCCACTCCGATAAGCACTAAACCTCTTGGATATTGATCTGAAACCTCATCAACAAAGTTTAATCCGGCTGTTACACCGTCTTTTCCATCTTCGTCGCCTTGGTTAGCAGCTTTAAAATTCCTGTCAATAATGCGCCCATCGTCAAGAATCACATAGCCAATAGAAGCACGTAAATTACCTGTATCGTCTATATAGGTTTTTGTTGCTCTCGCTTTATTCACAAATTCTTCACCAGCATACTGCAACGCTTCGATTGTCTTCGCTTTAGCATTATCGACCTGATCTTGCAAATATTCGCGAACCTGATTAAGTGAAAACATTGCTTTTAATCCAGCCATAACTCACAATGTATTTGATAAGGCCATCCTTTTACAATATCTATCGAGCGCCCAAAGATTTTAAGCTTTTTGCCGTCCAGATAATGAGGATCTGGTTTTAATACATCCAGCTTTTCACAATAGAATTTTGCACTGTACTGAATGCCTCCCCCTCCACCTGGTCGAGTGTTTGGCTCATACCTTCCTTTTACTTCAATCTCCTGAGTTGTTTTGGTTGGTATTGGGCCATCACTAAGCGTTTCAATCTCGATTACGGCCGTATGTGGATAACGTTGTATCATAGCTTTACCCTTTTTATAACAGGAATTCCGCTATTGTACTTATCATCGCCCCATTTCTCGTAAATATTATTGGCTTGATCCCTCAAAGAACTTAGATTGTACTTAATAGAAAGTGAACCTTCCGAAAATTCAGGCATAATCGTAATGCGCATATAGATATCAGCTTCCACTAATTCAATGCTTTTGTCATTACTATAATCAGCCTGGGGATCCACTCCCCGGGCTGTCATTATAGCGTTTTTTATGCCCTGACTAACTTCAGGTACGATTTCGTTAAGCCAATCGTTATTTGTCATGCTTATGCTGGTTCTTCAAGATGTTTCTTGAATTCAGTTACACCGGCTTCAGAAAGCTTGTTGATCTTACCTGTAATAGTAGAATCAGCTTGATCTGCAGTAGTATTTGCAACTTCACCGGTGGCATTCAATCCAGCTGCCACAGACTCTTTGGTATAGCTGGTACCTTCGTAGCTGTACAAGTCATCACCTTCAGTTTGCGCATCTTCGGAAGCATCGGCCTCTTCAGAGTTGATGTAGAAGAAAGATTCTACATTCTGAAGAACTGGGAAGACAATTGCCTCAACACCTGTTGCGTGACTAACAGGGTCAGTTGCACCCCACTCTTTTACAAGAATGTAATCATTTGCTTTGGAGTACTGAACATCTTCCACTGGGAATTCTTCCTCTGCAAGAGTAGAATAAACCAAAGATCCGATATTGGTCCCTGTGGTTAACACTACCATATCCTTAGTCCATCCCTCTGTAACGATGCGTTGTTTGTTCTTTTGATGAACAAAAGTCCTTTCCACAACAATAAGATTCATCTTTAGAGTCTTGGAAAAAAGAGCTCTAATCTGATCTTCGTCAAGTGTCGGAATGTTCGGATTATCTCCTGAGAAATTGTTGTTCCAGGCAAATTGCGCTTTAATCTGATTGTTGTCTAACAGATTATCTAATGTGTCAGCACCCATCCAGATGGTGTTAGGATATTCCCCTTTTGCTCTAGCTGCCTTTTTAATCCTTTTAAGATCAGAAAGGGGCTTAGATGCTGGATCACTCCATTTAGCTGTTACCCCAAATTGGTTGCTTTCGGGAATGTCGTAGCTAGCCCTTACTGCTGGACCGGTATTGTTTTCTCCAGGAATAAGCATTGTTCCGCCAGAAAAACCTACATACATAGATTCTTCAATTAGCTCTTTAATTCCGAATATTCCATTTTCAGAATCGTTGAATACCTTACGAGCAAGTTCCATTTTCCTTCCCGGATCTCTCCTAAGAATTCTAAGAGTGTTCATTTGTTTTTCGTCCAAAATGAACTTCATACCCATTTTAGGCACTTCTCCTGAAGCACTTTTAATGGTCGCTCTCGACTTCACAGGAAGTGGAGAATCATACGCTACGTAATCAGCCGTAATCCGGGTGTAATTACCACTAACAGAGCTATAGGTCATATCCGCACTATACTCAGGCGTTAAGTAACGTTCATGATCGTAATTGGGAGCATCTTTGGAACCATTTACTTTCTCATATTGAGCAAGCACAACGCCTTCCATATACTCATCAATCAGATCTTTAAATATTGATACTGCCATTAGTAGTCTGGTTGATTATAGATTCCCAACGCCTGTAAAGCATCCAGGGAAGCTTGGTTAAACTTATACTTTACCACTTCGTTGTTGATGTAGCCCCCAGTCATAACACCGGTGGAAGGCTTAGCTGTTCTAGTAGTAGAACGTACAACCCCAACGAGTAAAGTTCCTTTTGTGCCGTCAACAGGTTGCGGCTTGAATTCGCCATCTTCACGAATTACACCGTGACCTTCAAAAATAAATTTATCCGGAAAGCCTTCTGCATTTAGAACAGCTCCTCCTTCAAGGCCGTGAATGTATTTCTTGATAGCTACGCCGTCGATGCCTTCGGAATACTCCTTTTGATCTTCAACGCTTAAATCTAATACTGCCATAGTATAGGTTTTAGATTATTAGCCTACGATTTTTGCAATGTCCTCTTTCGATGGTTTTTTCGCCCCACCGTTGTTAGGAACTGGCAAACGTCTTGTCCGTGGATTGGCTGGCTCCGTTGTTTCTAGTGAAACCCCGTCTTCTTTCACTTTTTCAGAGAGTTTTTCAAGCTGCTCTTTAAAGTCTTTTTCCAAATCCATTTCGTGAACATATACGCCAGGTATTTTGTTTTCTTTCAAGAAGTCTCTCGCGTCCTGCTTTTTTTGCTCAACAGTTTGTTGCTGTTCTTTCGCTTTAAAGCCTTGTATTTCTTCACCCATCTTTTTCATTTGGGCTAAAATTGCTTTCATAGCAGGATCTTTAGTTTCGATTTCCTCCTCTTCTTCCGGTTCTTCTTTCTCAACGAAATTGAATTTCTTTTTCAAGTTGTCCTCACGAGTTTGAGCGGCTTTTCCAAGTCGCTTGTCATAATCACTCTGAACCCCTTTAATCTTAAGAGCTTCGTCAAGATTTGTTGGTATTGCGAGGTCTTTAAATCCCTCAATTTGATCGGGTTTGATACCGAATGATTCAAGCGCCTTAGCCGTGTCCTCATCTTCGAGTGCTACACCAAGTTTCTTGATAAATTCTTCAAATTTCATCGTACGATTGTTTTGTTCGTTATTTGATTGATTGCTAAGATATAGGTAGATGTAGGGTTTAGAATGGTAATTCGTATTGTACGTGCGTAGATGTCACTAACTTTCTTTTGTTGAACTGTGTAAAATCTTTTACAGCCGTTCTTTTTTTGATGGAAAACATACTGGCCGCATCACTAATTGCGGTTTGGTAATCGTAATTATGGTCCAGCTTTCTTTGCTTCATGTACATGCCTATCCATTTCTTTCTTCTTTCCAAAAGTCTTGTGTCTCTATTCATTTAAGTATCGCATTATACGATCTTCACTGATATGTAAATAGAATTCAGAAAGATCATTGATTAATAAATGATAGCTTGCCTGGTGAGTTTTGATATACCAGTCAATAAATAGTTTTCGGTTGTTTTCTGGATTGGTGCCATAGATCTCAAAGAAAGCTTTGCGGGTTTGCTCAATCTTGTATAAATTCAATTCGGTGAGGCTTTCTCTAAGGTTTACCGTAATATCTTCCACATCGATAACTTTTTCATAAGTCACAGGTGTAGTCATTAAGGCTTTGGATTTGCCTTTTTGAGGTGGGTTATTGCCGGTATAAAGTTCTTCTCTATACCAGTCTAGCTTTTTACCGCCTTGCTCTCTCTCATATTTTACTTTGTATATTTTCATTCGGTGTGATGATCCCGGATTTAGTGATTGTAAAATTATCTTTAAGGAAATACGGTTTTGATTTCCAATTGTTGATCTTATCAGCATTGGCATTTAAGTAGTCCAATGCATTTTTCGGTACTGATTTAACTAAGTGGCGTTGGTCGATTGATCCACCGGATAAATACTCTTTGAATTTTTCTCTTGGGAGTAGCAAAGAATCGCTGATACACAAACAGTTTGGATGAAAACCAGTGAATTTAAACTCTTTAGGGTAAGTTCCAATTAGAGAATCACAAATATCAAAACGCGGATGGGCCGCACTCAATCTAATCCTTTGCCCCATTACCCAAGGCATATTTTTTCTGCGTTCAAAATCATTGGTGCGATAAGCGATATTGATCTCATTCCGACTTAAGCGAAGTGCATTTTTGTAAGATGAACGATACACCCCTTGACCTGGATTGTAATTTTTAGCTGGGTTGGATAATACTAATTTTCCGTTAGCATCTTTTACCCTTCGGAATCTTTGATCCGGTTCTTTTAGATAACGCTTTAAATCCCTAGCCATATCAGCAGCCGGCCGGCCGTCGAAAATTCCAGATTCTAAACCACTTAGTAAAGCTTCTTCGGTTTGATTAGTTAACCTCCAAACACGATCACTCAAATTTAAACCTGCCTGTTTTCTGGACAAGAAAGAAGCAACGGCATTCGGATTGCTTTTTAGAAAAATTGCCTTTTGCTCGCTGCTTACTTCCAGATCTTTCAGATAATCCTTAGTGCGTTCATCATTACATAGGTTTGAAATGCTAAACGAATTACTGATTTGTTCAGCAAATGTTTTTTCCAGATCATCATGGAATCGATTTAAAACCTTATCCAGTTCTTTTTGATGATACTTGTACACCTTACCGCCAAACTCACGGAAAATAGAAGCGAATTGTCGGGAATATTCCGCGTACAGTCGATCTAAGTACCACTCTTGGGAACTTATTAAGGATAGTAGTCTATTTTCGCAGTTGTTGTTTGGCATTTAGTAATTGTATTTCAGTTTAACGCGTTTCCATTGCTTTTTAAGCCTTTCCGAATACTTCCCTTCTGATTTATTTACAAAACCGTCCATGGCTGAAACATGTTCTTTATTATATCCTGAAAAGCTTCCTAATACATTAAGTTCAACCCAAAATTTGATTGATTGATACCAATCATATTGAAGTAGTTTATCATTCACCCATTCAAAAACAGGAACCAATAAGCAAAATGAAGCGGTACACAATAGTAAAATTGTCCTCCACCACACCGAATATTCTTCCTTTGCATTAATCACTCCCGTTAAATAGAAGTTGATTAGAAAATATATTGCTAATAGGTATTCCATCACTTAGCAGTTTTAAGTTCTTTTTGAAGATCAATAGCCCAATCTCCTGTTAACACATCGCCATTCCAAAACTGAACGTAAGCCTCCGAATCATTCCCATGACCGCAACATGCGTTCATTACAATGTTTTCATCCAAGGTGCCAAGGCAACCGTCGTGTCCTTCTGGTGTGTCTTTCATTCCACAATGTCCGCAACCTCTTTTTTGCCAGTTTTCCGCTACAGGTTCTAAGGTGTCTGAATACACAAACACATCGTCCTTATCTTCTATGTGGTGTCCTCTGAATTTCATTACTACTTCTTACTTTTAGATTCAATTACTTTCTTCGCAAGCTTTTGATACTTGGGTTTCTTCAGCTTTTGTTTGAAGGCTCTACGTTCTTTTCGGTTGAGTTTGCGCTCTGGTTCTCTGAAAGGTTCCGTAATTGGATAACCTGCTAATTGATCCAAAGAATCAGAATCTTTTAATTCTGTGCTTAATGATGGTCCCATGATTATAATTGATATTAATTGTTGATTTGCCTACTCTATTATCGCTTTTCGGTTTCCGCGATGAATTCATGTATTCGGTTTACTATCCAGCCCAATAAATAGGCTTCTGGCTCGTCATTTTCTAAGTCCAATTGAGCGCCTATATTCAGATATATTTCGTTTAATAAATGCTTAGCTTCATGAGCGATAATCCCAGGGGTTGGATATCCCTCCTTACTAGTATTTAAGGCTAAGTATATTTGATTCTTATATTGAAAAACGCATCCATCATAATTATCTAAAGAAGTGTTTAGCTCCAATCCTTCAATATGCTTTTCAACCTCTTCGCTTTTATCGAATAGAATGATTTCAAACTTTTCACCGTAAATAGGTACTTCAACTTTTTTACTTTCCATTACGGTACAAATGTTTCACCCATCGACTGGGATTGTTCCTCTTTGATTTTTTCCAGCTCTGCAGCCGAATCCTTAACTAATGGGTTGTTTTGAGTAGCAGTTTCTTGGCTCATCGTTGCTTTTCCACCGGTGGCTGAATACAACATTTCAATCCATTCTTTCATGTCCTCAGGAATCGAGTAATTGAATTCAATATCAAACATCAATTCCTCATCATTGATTCCTAAGCCATGCTTAATGATCGAAAGAATACGACTAATTGCAGTATTATACGCCCCACGTTTTCGCTTAGCTTTGTTTAGTGGATCTTGCATCATAAGGAGCAATGCACGACCAGATAATGCACCAATTCCTTTCACGTTATCAAAGGAAAGATCCGGAGTTTGTGTAATACGGTGAATATCTTCTTTCAGCCAGTTCTTTTCGAGTTCGATAGAATCTACTCCGGTATCACGCTCTAAAAATTCTGCATCGGATTCGATAAGCATATCTTGATGCTTCGCAACTCCAAGAAGTAAAGATTTACCATCTTCAGTTACATCTATTAAGGTTTTTTCCTCTCCGCTTTCATCGGTTGTGGTACCTCCTTTTAATTTCAAAATAGGAAGCGCAAAATAGTTGTTTGATCCAGCGAGCTTTGATTTCAACATTTCATACCGGTCGATATCTTCTTTGGAGATAAACCATTCTGGCTCTTTTTGGTCCACAAAAACAACTGGTATCACTCCGAAGTCATGACCATCTGAGGTCACATACTTTTCATCCTGATACTTGTGAATTTCAGTTTCGGTGAATATCCAAATGTGATCTACTTCTCCGATGGTGAATTCCCAATAGAACGCCACCAAATCACCATACACATCATATTGTGGCGTATATCTGCCGTTATCCTGGGTGTATAGTCTGGCTTTAATTTCATTTTCCGCTCCTCTAGAAAAAATCATTACGCCCATGGTAGTACTCATCGCTTGCTCGGCAAACTCCTGAAGCTTATCGTTAATACGATTCTTTTTGTACACGTCAAGGATATCAATAGCAGACTGTTTCTCTGGATCATTCGCTGTTATCGTTGGTTGATCTCCTAGTAAAAAAGAAACATGAGTGGTTACGATATAACGTTGATACTGAGTTTTTAACTTTTCAGCTACAATACGTTTATCACTCTGCATATAATCCTCACGTTTCCCTATTTGGTTATCGCGAAGCTTACGTCCTTCATCGGTACCTTCGTACTCTTGCTTATACTCTTTAATCTTCTTTTGGCGACCTTCATTTTCGCCTAGAAAATCTTTAACGGCTTGCGCGCTTTTAAAATCAAATTCGAATTCTTCTTCCATAATTAGTATATTCCAGCGATTTCACTATATCTGATGAACATGATATTTTTTGCATCATCACCTATGATCTGAATTTGATCATTTTTCTCAATGATGTTTTGAAGTAATTTTATCAGATTTGAACTATCTATTTTTATCTTTTCACCACTCTTAAAAAGTAATGTCTTCTTGCCTTTATAATCTTTTAGATATTCGTTTATCTGTTCACTAGGTTTTAAATTCTCCATTTTAGTCATTTTTTATCCGAAGTTTAGCCCTTTTGGAGCTTTTGGTTTTGAAATAATGATTGGTGTTTCTAACTCAAAGTAATATCTCATCATTATACTATCCCAGTCATCGGGCGAACGCCCTATTTTTTCTTTAATAATATCTTTTGGTATGATGGCTATTTTACCATCCTTATCAATATCTTTCTGCTTAATCTGCTCCATTTCTTCTGAAACAATATCCCTAACATCTTTAGAATTGCAAAGTTCCCCAGCTTCTCTGGATTCAATTTTTTTAGCCATTTCATAACTACATTGACTTTTTAAGTTTGCGTAGTTTTCTCCATTCATAGGAGATGCATTATTTACAAAGCCTTTACACTTCAAGTAGTCGACTACACCTCCTCCAACTCCATCTTCATCAGCTACTACTCGGCTAGTAGGAATAGTGAAAGATTTCTGCAATTTCTTAGCTTCTTCAACCACTTCGTCTACACCCGATTTAGCCATTTCTTTTCGGTGAATACAAAGCATCCCTTCCCAAACTCGAAATAAAGTTTTGTCTTTTCCTTTTCGTGCTACATCAATAGTCAAATACCGTTTACTACCTCGATCAATATGCACAGGGTTGAAATAATCAACAATAGCATCCATGCTAATCAATGTAGCCGGATCATCGTCATACTCCCAATTCCCATAATACAAACGCTCCTTACTGTTTTTGTCAAGTCTTAATAGCGATTGGATATAAGAGGGATGCAAGTGCGGATTATCAGTTGGTAATGCCTGAATGAACTTTCGGTAACTTTCAATTGACCTGTCTTTTGATGGTCGGTAAAATTCTTTATACACCCAATTTTTAGCCGGGTTGCAACTACCTAATAGTTTAGGAATGATTCCGAAAGCATTTAATTTATATCTTATCCTTGATTTTACGATTTGCCAAGCCTTGTATACGATCTGGTTACACTCATCAATAAAACCTCCTGAAATTTCCAACGATCCCAAACTGTCGAAATTTGGATCGGATGGGTATAAGAATAAATCTTTCAGTATTATTTCACTTCCATTATTGAAGTAAATAATATTTTGCTGACCATTAAATTTGAACTGATTGCTTAATCCTAAGTTTGATGCTAATTCAAAGAACGTATTTAGAGTGGTTTCTTTAAGGGTTTTTAATTTTGCCCTTCCCATAAGCCAACGGCTACCCGGATATTTTTGGCAACACTCTATAAGCCAAAGGCAACCTAATGCCGATTTTCCACCGCCAGCGGCTCCGCCATAGATGATTTCTTGTGTTTCATCATCTTTAAGGTAATAGGTTGCATATTCTTGTTTTAATAATAAATTCACAGAACCTCTATCGTTATTTATTTAGTATAAACCCCGTAAATTTTTAGCATTTTTCTATTTTTTAGAACTTTCAGCGTTATTTTCTTCGGGATTTTTGCCGCTTCCAAGGCTAATTATATTGACTTCTGGTTTAGATTGGCTATTGTCTTTTTCGTAAAAGCCATGCTGCTTTGAAAGTCTTTCTTGTGCTGAATTATAACCTGATGCTCCAATAAATTTCACCATACGTTCAGCCGCTTCTACCTCTAAAACATCGGATTCAAAATTTTCTAAAATGCTTAGTGCATTCTCATACCTTTCAATAAGCTTTAAATCTCTTCTAATCGAATCTTCTAGCGTATATTCATCTTTCTTTCTAACTTCATTCTGTAGCTCTTGAACCCTTAGCCTAATCTTATCCTGATTAAAGAATTGAACAGCTTTAACATTAACCGTTGTAGGCTTCATTCTTTGGGTGTTGTAAGCATCTCTATAAGCTGCAGATTTATCCCCTAAAAGGATATAAGCCTTACATGCCTTGTCTTGTTTAGGGGTTAGTTTCATTAGTCTATTTCTACGCAGTTAAACCCATTTCGGGTAGTAATTTTTATAGTATCATAAAGCTTCTTCTCTCCTGAAGCTACTTTACTGATGGTATCCAACATTTCGTGATAAATCTCTATATGTTTTTGAGGTCTTGGTCTTTCATTAACCCATTTTTCAAAAGGCTTTATTTTTCTCAAGGTCGCTATAGCCCACTGTTGGTTTTTCTCATGCTTATCATATTGACCACTGGATGCATTTGTAATAAGTTTTTTGAACCTTTTAATTAAAATCCTTTCAATTGAAAAAGCATCTTTTTCTTCCAGGTTATTTGCGAAGACAATTATTCTAGGCTCTTCGCCTTTATCTAGTATTTCATTTATTACGATATGCTTTCTAGCATTAATAAGTTTACCGGTTATGTTCTCTCTTAAATGACTTTCGGCTCTTTTACCTTTTCCTTTTCCTACGTAGAAAATTTCATCGGTAATTGGATTAATTAATAGATAAACATAGTACAGGTCGCCATAGGATAGAGGGTGTTCAAATTTTGAAAAGACCTTAGCTGTTGTAAATCCATCACCATGCAAATACATGTCGCAAAAATGATCCTGATTAGCTGTTAACTTCTTACTCATTATTTAGAGTTTCGCATTAAAAATCCCATTAATTTTCGTGAAGCAACCTTGGAAGCTTCTAAGCCTAATTCTCCTAGCTTTTTTAATTGATTAATATTCATATCATTCATATAATGCTCCAAGTAATTCAAGCTTGTATTGATCTTTCCTTCTCTGGCATCAATTAAATTATAGTAGCCTTAGTGCGTAGAATCAGAAATTTCACCGTTACCAGCGATTTGCCTAATACGGTGTTTTCCTGCTTTGTCTTTGTATTCTTCTATTTTTGCCATTGGATTTTCTTTTATTGCGTTTCACCGTTCTATTTTCATAGATTGGCGTAAACTGATAAATTGCGCCAAGTACAGGACAGTAGGTTATTTTAAGCATGAAACATCTATTTGAGCGGCTAATAATGCACCTGCCTTTTCAAATTCTCTTAACCTATTCAATGGAGTTTCGTTATACATATCAGGGTTCCAAGGCCACAATGAACTTCTTCTAAAATGATGAGGTGCTGAAGCCGGGGTAATCGCATAAGCCGCACTTGCATTAGCGAGTTCTTCATTATCATAATAAATCTCCTTATCTCTATTGATGTCGTAGCCTTTCACCTCTTTTTGTCTAGCACGTTCTTTACAAATAGCTGCGCAACCTGGGCCAAACTCTTTTTCTATTTCCTGAAGTAGCTCTTCTCTATTCATCTTTTTCTTCTTTCTTTTTCCTACTCTTCACTTCAGCACAATAACCTTTATCAATCAAGTCCTGTCCTCTTTCGGAATTGGTGGTAAATTGTTTTTTAGGAAGTCGGGTATCTCCGGTTTCCTGGTCTACAAACTTTTTAAGTACGCGTAGTTTCATATACTTGGGTTTTCATATTCCACAAAATCCTGAATCGCAATCTGAAAATTCATCGTAATCGATAACTCCTTGCGGGTTATGCTGCATAATAGTTTTATAGCTTAAATCTGAACGCCAGAAACCATTTTTACCGCCTTCCTGTCTCGCCGCCCATTTCATTTTGTTTGGATGATCCATAGATCTTAATTTTAAGAGCATTGGATTTTGATGAAAACAATGAACGCAATTATTTTTCTTAGCGAATCGAATAGTTTTATTTCTGAAAAACTCTACAACGTGGTCTCTATAAATGCTATCTTCAATCATAGGAAAGACTGGTTTTTGCCATTCTATCATTTCCCATTTATTTCTTCCATTAGGATGCTTTTCGAAAGTAGCCTTCATTTCCAATAATCCATTTTGATTGAGTTTATCACTCATTCGAATTGCCCTTCGGGTTTCGTTTGCTCTATAACCAATTTGCATTTCTACAGGCTCGCCAATATGCTCTGCCCACCAATAAAACATAGGTTCTATTTTCATTGCTGTAGTACAGTATCTATGCAATTTATTAGGTAGCCACCCTCCCCTGGTTCTTATCACTTCTTCGAATGTTATGCCAGATACCCAATCTATTTTTTTTCCTAAATGTTGTTCCAGATCAAGAATGGTATAGATAATCATATCATCTTCTGCCGTTCCTATGAATGGCTTTTGAATGCGATCTTCAACTAATTGGCGCATTTTTTTATCTGGAAACTGGCATTTTTTATCTTCAAGACGAACCAATGAGAACACGTTAAAATCACTTGGATAATTAACTGCTACATAAGCACTGCTCTGACCTCCCGAAATACTTGTAACTGTTTTCATAATCAATGCCCTTTAATTAAATCCACGTCCGCTAATTCGTATTGACTATACTTTTCAATTTGCTCGTACATCCATATCTTGTCAAACTTCACTCCGTTCGCTTCTAAAAATCTGGCATGCATTCTAAATTGATCAGCGATTAAATGCTTTTTATCTCCTATGCGATCATGCTCTTCTCTGGTAATTGCCATTAGGTTTTCAATTCTGTCCAGTTCTTTAGAACCTCCCATGCCTCGACAGAGTATGTGTGATATATCTACCGCTTGTAAGCCAGATATTTCCGAAGGGATAAAATCGCCTTCAGCGTAGCCTAATTTTTGCATGTAGAGTTTAGTATGTTTTTGCATATTTTAATCTTTAAATTCCCTCCCGACTTATTTCCTGACGGGAGGGTTTCAACAATTATCACGTCATTAAAAAAGTATTTCGTACGGATCTACTATCTTACTGATCAGGTAAGCAGGATAACTCCATCATTTCGAACTGATTTTATTATCTTTTCATAGATCCTTCTCTCTGGTTTTTGATAGCAGGGCAGGATTCGAACCTGCATGATTGGAGTTTGGGTTTTAAGCCTCTAAGTTTTTATTATTCTGTCCTCTAACAGTGCCCAGGAGTGTTAAGTTTGATTTTTACAGCCTTCTCACTCTAATGCTAACCAATCTATAAGGGTCATTACTTTAGCGTCTACCAGTTCCGCCACCTACTAATTTTTATCTGTCTTTCCAGATTGCCAGTCTTGCAATAATTTATCAGGAAAATGTCTCAATTCTTCAGCTAAGAAACCCGATGTTGGCATTCATGCATTATTGCGGCCTCGATTGTCGACAAACAAGCGTGTTAATCCATCCTAGCTTACTGATGTTGTAATATGTTTGGTGGCACTATAGGCCTTCTTGTTTTGTTGGGTGTGAAATTGTGGATTAACATATAAGCATCACGGCCATGCTCATTGGTTCTTTTCTGAATGCCTGTGATTTTTCGGAATAGTGTAGCATCGATCTTTGTTCCTCCTTTGATAGGATGAAGCATTTCGAATGTGATCTTTCCTTTTGAAACTTCTTTTAGGGTGGTTAAGAAATCCTCCCATATTTTGCAATCGCGCTTAATGGAACCGGCTCCCTGGTCTTTACCTTTGGTTTTCTTGCCGTACCATTTCCTTTTTCTAGAATCTTCTACACGTAAATGAATATTCACGCCTTTTTCGGCGATATCCGAAACGAATTGCATAGCTAAGTGAATAGGCATAGACCCAACAACTTTTTGGTTTTGGTCAATAGCTCCTATTCCTGTCTGAACACCGGGATCTAACCCAATGAGTACAGTGTTTTGAAGTTCAAATTCAGGCTGTTTTTTTCTTGTGGCCAGAACTTAAATTTGTTAATCGATTTTGAATGTGATTGCCTGTGATGCAGGACTTTGAATATTAATTGTTGTAAGCTGCAATATACAAAAAATAAGGGAATACCCTTATTAAAAAATAAATAAAAACAGATTTTAATTTATCCGTTTACAAACTTTTCCAAATAGGAAAAGTGATGATAATAGTAGTTATACACAATACAAAAACGCCCACGCTCAATTATTTAATTCTTACTCAATCGTGAGCTCGTTTGCGCTTAAAGCCCTTTCAGGAACTATGCCTACGCTATGTTTTTGTACTGCTCAAAGGTTTTTAGGGTTTACTTTGTGTTCAAAATCGCAATTTCTACAGGCACAAGTATTTTCTGATCTAAAATATAGGTCGTGTTCACAAACCTTTTCGGGCTTCACCTGCATAACTGCGTTTAACGACAATTGCTTCTTTAGTTCCTTATTTTCTTTAACTAAGTTGTCATAATCTTCAGATGTGTAACTTGTATCAAAGTATTTATTACCAATCTTACCATATAATTTTCCTTTGTATTCCATGATATTGTATATTTTTTAAATTAATTTTCGATTCGATCGCAACGGTTCGTTAAACGCGTTCGTTAGGCAACAATAGTAAAACGCCGATGCTTAATTAGAGATTTTACTTACTCAAAATTCCCATCCCCTAGCGATATAAGACCGATCAGGAATATTAGTATTATCCCTATTGTTATCCATGCTGCTGTTTCCATTACTCGATATTTTTTAGGATAAATTCATCACAGTTCAAACTACTTAGAATCTCTCCAATTTTTAAAACAAAATACTTTTTACCCGGTTCGGCTCCCCATTCTGGATTGCCTTCCCTTATTTCAATTCCTTTGAATTCTATTTCAAATCGTGGTCTGTCTCTGGAATAACCATTGGAGAAAGTGATGGTGTCGAAGCATTTATGAGGACCGTACCATATACCGTCAATCCAATTGCTTGATTCATTATCATAACTATGACCTAATCGTGAACACCAATAATTTGACATTTCCCGATACTCTTCTTTCTTAATTCCTAAGAAGATCATTTCAAACCATTGCTTTCTTAGGTTTAGGTGGAGGGTGTTTTTCATATTTTTTCGATTAAATCCTTAAACGCTATTGATGCGGTTTGAGAGACCACTCCGTTACCGTATTGGCGAAGAAGCTCTGTTCTAAAGTTGTACCCATTAACTGTGCAACCCAAGCCGGGTTTAACTGTCCTTGGTTCCTCCCACTCGTATTGTTTATGTCCTCGTGGAGCTGGCCATTTAATGCCATTTTTATTAAGCTTTCTTGGCTCTGTCCTTTGCAAGCTTTGCCTACTTCTGATGCCGTCGGCGTTGGCCAGTTCTTTTGAACCTGTGTCTGTAAATCCTGACCTCCCTGACCGTGTTCCGCTGCTTGATTTGCGTTCTGGCATTTGGGTGTTGCCCAATTCTGTTTTACTTGATCCGCTAATCCCATCGAATGGCTGTTTTTCCCGTCCTTCGTTAATCTCCTTCCTTTTTCGTTGAAGATCGCTTCTGGATGCTCGACTTCTTGAGTGGTAGGAGTTTTCCACGGCGAGGATAAACATTCGCTTTCTTTGATGTGGCGCGCCTGCTTCTTCCGCACTGTATAGTCCTGCTTCAACTTTGTAACCCATTGCTCGTAAGCTGTCCAAAACGTAGGGGAAAGATCCCGATAAGTGTCCTGCGACATTTTCGAAGAACCCCCAAAGAGGTCGAGCTGTTCGCATGATGTTTTCAATATACGGCCAAAGGAATCGGTCATCATTCCAGAGTTCTCGTTTACCGGCAAGGCTTTCTCCCTGGCAGGGATAACCGCCAATGATACCGTGTAATTTGTTACGAAATGGTTTTGCATCGAAGGTTTTAAGATCCGTCCAAATAGGTGCCGGATCCACCATACCCGATTCCATCGCTGCCACCAGGTTGAAGTTTTGAAAGGCTTCGATCTCCACATAAGCGACGGGTCTAATGGGAACGACTGAAGAAACGCCTCTTTCGAGACCTCCGTATCCGTAGCAAATAGATAAGATTTGCTGTTCGTCTGTATGTTCTTTGGTACTATCCACATTATACCCTCGTCTCATTTAATTCCTTAACAATCATTTGCACCTGATAGTTAACATTGCTTTGGCGGGCCCACCCTTCGAAGCCTAAATTTCTGGCAACATTAAATCCGTGGTGGATCTGGTGTGTAACGTGTTTCTTATTTTGTTGAAAGAAGTTCTTTTGAAACTTCGGCATTTTCTTAAAGAAGTCTGTTTGCTCTATTTCTGCAAAACTGATTACCGATATCTTTTGAGAGATATCTTTGTTTAATTCTTTTGTCATGATGATGTATTAATTGTTGAATAATTGTAATTGCTGTTGATAAGGCTTTAATCTTCTCAAAGCTTTATCGTATATTTTTTTATTTAATTCTGCTCCAATAAATTGAATATCAAACTTTAAAGAGCTTATAGCATCTGCCCCGCTGCCTACAAAATTGCTTAAAACTTTATATCCGGGTTCAGTGTAGTTAAAATTGATCCAATCGTAAAGAATAATAGGTTTTTCAGTTGGATGAATCCTTTTTTGATTTAAAGCTTTATTTCCCTGCATGATATGACCCTGATTCATGCTTTTGCCTTGAAGCATCCCATTCCACATAAATCTATAAATTACTGTAGGGCGATCAAATGAAGTCCATGCTAATTCGTAATCATTAAAAGAACTTGCTCCGTTACATTTATCCCAAATAATCCAACCAATAGGATTTTTTTCTATGAAACTATTTATTTCCTTACCTCTTGGTGTTTTGAACGGCTGACCGATAAAATCGAAATAATTCGCCCCCCAAATAATTTGATTTTTGGAAACTCTTTTTACTTCATCAAAGTATGATTGATTAGGAATGTCCCATTTTTCTATAATATCGTAGTCTTTACGTCTGATATTGATTTTATTTACTCTATTTCCGTAATAATTCCTTTTGTTAGGACCTTTAAAATATGGTGGATCATCGTTAGATAAGTCGAAATACCCATCTGGATATCTAGCCATTAATTCCATATTATCTTCGCAAGTGATTTCCATAACTAAAAAAGTATCGGATTAATTTTCTCTAATTCAGTCTTTGAATAACCTAATTCTTTGATCTCGTTTAGGTTATTTTTGTGAACACTTAAATACTCATTTGCATCTTTATAGAAATCCTTTTTAATCTCGAATCCAAAACCTTTACGGTTAGTATTTATTGCTGCCACAAGACTAGAGCCACTACCGCAACATGGATCAATTACCACTTCTCCGGGATCAGTAAATAATTCAATGAGTTTTTCTATGAGTTTAACAGGCTTTTGTGTGGGATGTATCTTTGGCATTGAATTATCACGTTCCCAGTCAATGCAATTCATAACCATTTTGCCGTTATTGTTAAATTTTGGGAGCTTATCCCGGTAGAACAGTAATGCATATTCGCAGTTCCCTACAACTCGCATATTTGCCTTAAGTACCTGGGCTGAAAAGTTTTTACGGAAAACTAAATTTATGTATTTTCCTAAGCCATATTTTTTGGCTTTTTCTATAAGCTCAAATTGTTGCTCAAAGGCACAAAAAACAATCATACATGGAGCCTTGCCTTTTTCTTTGGGTTCTGGTCGAAGTAACTTTGAACAGAAATGAAGAAATTCTGAAATGCGAAAATCTTTATCGGTATCAAAAAATTCCTTACCGGCTAATTCGCTTTCGCCATTTTTATTATCGCCTCCGTTGTACCATGTAGGATTGGAGCCATACGCATTTTTTCCGATATTATACGGAATATCAGCAATTACAAGCTGGGCACGCGGAATATTATAGCGTTTATAGTTCTGAAAGTGATCGTTAATTATCATGCTTTTTTAAATTGGAAGCATGCGCCCAAATATAAATTTTGGAAAATAACATGATTCTATGTGATATTAATTGTTGAAAAAATATTCCCGGTGATGGCGGGTGCTATGCTGTGCATAACGTTGATAAACTTACAAATTTTTATTTAAATATTGCAATATTCTAATTCAAATCTTTGCATAAATTTTCGTTTTCCTTCTTTGGCAAAGGCTTGAGTAATATTTGCATAGCCTTGCTCTTTTGCGAAAATGATAGCTTTATCAATTTTGCCTTCGCCCTGAACTACGCGCTTTACTGGATTTCTTTTTTTGGCTTCGCTGATGCGCTGCCCTCTTCGTTTTTCTTTAGCTTCTTCACTGAGACTTAGGAAATATTTATCCATGTATTGCTGGATGTAGGATTTATGATAGCCAAGGTAGTTAGCGATTTCTTTCTGAGTTAAGTCGAATCGATTCTCGACTATAAATACTTTTTCTTCTGGTGTCATATTCGGTAACTTTTTCCTTTGAACTGAATGATATTAAACATTTCGAATAAACGGTCGTACATGTGGCCTCCGTAGCGCTCCCCAAATTCTACCAGCGCATCGGATAGATCTTGACTTCCATCGCCTTCTCGGTAATTGCAGGTAATATGCGTAATTGATTTGTTATCATAGCGGTTTTCCAGAATATCACGGACAACATCAACTTTACCGAAATTTGAAGCCATTTTTTCTTTTTTCACATCATCGATGTATAGATTATGCTTTGCATATCGCTTATAGAATTCTAAGCGATCATTAGGATTTTCAACTCCTTCAAATTCTCTTACCAGATCATGGCTGCTATAGCTTTTAAACCAACCTGGGATGCGATAATTTTGCATCATTTTAGACATGGTAGCCATTATGGAAGTTTTACCGTTCCCGTAGTTCCCGATCACTAACAAGCCTTTTTCAAAGCTTAGATTCAGTTTAGTTTCTCCGATTTTTTTTAACAATCTTTCCTGTTTGAAAAAATCTAAATCACGAGAGAAGTACAAGATAATCGGGGCGATGTTTTTAAGCGTTTCCGGTGTTTCTTCAAATTGTTTTCCATTGTGCAACTCATAGAATTTTTTGAATCCTCGCCACAACAAACCTTTGGTTATTTCTACTTTGTCCTGAGGCTTTGGACTTGGTTTTGATTCTGGTTTTTTAAATACTCTTGGCTTATTGGTTTCCTCGTATTCAGCAACTTTATGTTGCTCTTCTTCAGTGAGGTTTGGAAATGTTTTGAGCCACTGGTATTCTCTGGTGCTTATAACGCCTCTTTTGCTTTTTATGTTCATAATTAGCGGTTTATAGCGAATTTTGGTTTATCTGTTTTTGAATGTTGATGCTGATTTTCACCATATTTTCTTTCGTTTTCTATCCAGTTTCTTGCATATTTTCCAAGCCTGGCGAATAAAATTTTTGCACTGTATTCTAAATTTTCCTGATCCACGGTATCATTAAAATCGTCGGTGAATTTTTTAGGATTTTTAATTTTAGATTTATAACGCATTAAAAAATCAGTTTCAAATCTTTGAGGATTTTCTTTTTTCAAAAAATCTAAAGCGCGAGCGTCCTCTCTCTCTTTACTTTTATTTACTTTACTTTCTTTTCCTTTATTAGGCATACCGTCCGTAATGCGTTCGCTATGCGGTTGCATTGCATCTGCATTAACTTTCTGTTTATCAGTGTTTCCAGACCAACGTTTTTTTGCAGCTTTTTTGGCATTTTCAGATTTTTCATCTTTTTTAGACATGCGATCTATAAAGCTTTTTGAAAAGAATTTTTTACGGTCTTCGGTAAATTCAAATAGGTCAAAATCTTCGATAAGAGCTTTTATTTTATCCGAAGAAACACGTAAGTCAAAGGCTATAACATTATAATCTTTAATGCACATGTAGTCGGAATTCTCTCTCATTTTCTCTAAAATCGACCAGTAAATACCATAACCTTCCATCCCTAGTTTCATCCGCACGGCGAGAATTTTCTCATCATTACGGGCGTTACTATCGTGGGAGAAATAATATGCTTGTTTACTCATGACTTCTTTTTATAGAAATGTTCTAAGATGTGAATACGTTCTTCAGCAGTGAGTTTGTAATCGCTTACAGGCTGTGAACCTGTAAGCTTTACTCTAACCTGTTGCCCGTTATCACGGAAAATAAATAGTTCTTGTGTCGGTTTGGAAATGCTCGTTGCGTATAGCGGATAATCGCTCTTTTGTGGCATAATACACCTCCTTACGCTATTTTAAGATTCTGGTTAAAAAGCTCGTGAATAAACTTTCTCCCTTTTTCTAACCACACTAGTTGCATGCTCGTTTTTTGGTTTCCTTCGCTATCGGTGTAGGTATAGGTTTTCGTCTTGCTAAAGCCTTTATTTTGATATTTGGCATACAATAACCAGGTGCCGTTTTGCTTATAAATCACATTGAGTTTATTAAGCATACGATTAAGTGTTACCGCGCTTGTGCCAAGTTCTTTTGCGATTTGATTGGTTACATAGGTAGCTTTACTATCTAGCACCTTATTAGCGTATGCAACCGTAGGAGCTTGTATTTTTATTTGCTCTTCCAGTAGTTGGTTGCGTTCTTCGGCTTCTACAGCTAAACGTAATGCATCTAACTTGTTTAAGTTCGCGTAAGGATTTAATGCTTCTTTTTCTTTTTGGATGAAATAAAGCCTCACTTTCTTACCTACTTCAGTTCTCTGAAGCATAGAAATTTCTTTAGCGCAATCTATGCTTAATGCATAATCAGTTGAAGGTCTTCCCCCTGTACTTTTCGTCGAAAATGACGCAAAGTCAATATCCTCTTGAAAACCATATTCAAACATTCTTTTACACCAATGAGAAAAATCTGATTTGACCTTTAAAACCTCGTGAAGCTCACGGGCACTTACTGCTCTTCCGTTTTCTGTTTCATTAATTTGAATTAATTCTTTCATAATGTGATGGTATTAATTGTTGAAAATTCTACTTTATATCCATTTCAATCTCCTTTGCGTAGATATTATTGAAATGTAGATTATTACTGCTTTCATTATGTTTATTTTCAGCAGTGATAATAACTGGATCGTTGACTTTAAAATACTTTTCTAGCTTGATAAGCATATTTCCCTTAAAGTCGATACTAACGCTCTCTTTATTGTTTTCCTGGAGAACGACTTTTCTTTTTTGATGTCCAGTATTATTAGGATCTAATTCTGTAATCTTTGTAATAACACCTATCCATGTTTTCATAAATACTGTTTTAAGGTTCTAACTGATTTTTAACGTGATTAATGAATTGTTCCATGTGATAATTATAGAAATCATCAAACACCTCATACCCTTTAGGATTCTGCTTCCAATACACAAATAAGACGTCTCGTAGTCGCTTTGATTTAGATTTTCCTTTATCCTCATAGGAGCTTTCTAAGTCTTCAATTATTTGTCGTTGCTCATTAGTATATTTATCTTCCTGAAAAGCCAGAAAACCGAACTTTTGAGAGTTCATAGCGATATTCCCTAAGTCCTCTGGTGTTGGTTCATTAGTTTCAAAAACAAGTTTTAAAGTTCTATCCTTTAAACTTTGATAAGAAACCAATGCTGCGGGTATTATCATTGTTTTATTTGCCATAACTTTACTTCTTTTCAGAATTGAAATAGCACAGATAATAGTACATTTGACGTTCTTCATCCCAGCCCTTTTCTAAGAATTTATCCGCGCTTTCTTCGCTGACGAAATCCATTTTGATACTCATATTAGTATCTAATTCAATAACACCTTTGAACTTTTTACGGCTTTCACTAACGGCTTTATTATCAATAGGGAATGAAGAAAGATCCTGAATGCTATATTTCTGCGATCGCTCTTCCTTGTAATTTTTGAATTCTGGAATGAGATCAGGATTTTTAAATTGATTGAGAAACTGATCTTCATTAAACTCATCATTTTTAGCAAAGTGATCGAAAGCACGATTCATGAAGGTTAATTCTTCCTTTTTATCTTCTGCTTGTAGTACCACATCTTTAGAGAAGTCCTGGCACATCTTCAGGTATTTTTTTGTTTGAAACTTACTATCTTCAGCTTCTACAACTCCTAAAAAGTTATCCAGCCAATACTTCGTATCGTATCGATTCTGGTCAACTACAAGAACCTTATATCCTTCTTTTTCTTCAGTATTAAAGATCAAGGCTCCTTTGTCGAGTTTAGCTAGATTCACACCTTGCTTAAGCTGCAATTCCAGATGCGTTTCTTGCTTATCAAATTGTAAAAAATCCTGTTTAATTTCACTTTTGAAAATCCCTATTGCATCGGTTTTCTCATTATCAAATTGTAGATTATGAAAATACACCACTGATACTTCACCGGATTTAATATGTGGATGCCCTGATAATTCAAATAACAAGGTTGCAACCTTTTGAGAAAGCGTGATGAAATTATCTGAATTAGTATTCCCGGCTATTAATAGTTCTTTAGCCAGGTTATGCATTTCATTAAACTCCAAATCTACTTCGTGAGCGAACTTGAGATAGTTCTCTTCTTTTTCGCGGAACGGTTTTAAATAGTATTCCTTAAGCAGCGGACTAATTTCGTCATTCAAAACCGTTGCTTCTTTTGCTAAAAACTTTCCTTCGTTTCTAGCTTTATTGCCAATTCTATGAAAGGCTATTTTTTCTATTTGTGCATTATATAAATTAATCATAATTGATAAATATTAATTGTTGAAATATCCTATTCCGTTGATGGTTGGACGACTTTTGATTAATCCATCCTTTTCCATTTCTTTCAAAATAGGTTCTAAATTTTTAGGCGTAAATCCGCCATGGCCACCAGTTGCTTCAACTTTCTTTTCTATAAGAAATTGAAGTACTTCTTTCACGTCTTTTAGTTCTTCAGGAGATAGGTTCATTTTACTCCTTTAAAATTTCTTGAAGTTCTTTATTAGTTGGATCTCTTCTTTCTCCACACATAGTGCATTCCATTTTTGTATATCTTCTAGGAACTGTATGAGTTCTCTTGAAATTATGACCTGAACCATTTAAGCAGTCCGCTTTTTCTGGATGATAAGAAAACATTATAGTGGTTGTGAAAACAAAATCTTTGTCGCAATTAGAACAATTCATTTGATGTAATTCGTCTTCACTATATCCTTCGCCATCATCGTGGCAAACTTCTAATTCAGCGTCGCAATAAGGGCAGTTTATATCATTCATAACTAAAATCCTACTTTATCAAAATTCATTTTTAAACCATTCTCTGCAACGGTTACCGTCCGTCCAGTTGCTTTCTCTACTTCTTTTTTGAAGTTAACCGCATGGCTATTGCTATCACTCAAATGCACAAGAACTATATTATTGACCATGCTTAGATCATTCGCTCTTAAAGCTCCAATACAGGTATCTAAGCTCATGTGAGACCGTAACACCCGGTTGCGTAAAAACTTTGGATTCATCCCCTCAGCTACTTTTCGATCGATAATTTTTTGATCGTAATTCGCTTCAATAATGATATTCGAAAGCTTATCAAAAGTGCCGGGAACATATTTTAAGTCCGTACAGAATAAAACCCGTCCGCAATCCTTGTGATAGATTAAAAACCCATAGCATGGCACACCGTCATGATCGACGTTGAAGGCTTTAACTTTAAAGTTGCCTATATTTTGCAACTTCCACTCTGGTAACATGCAAGCTCTATGATGCATTGTTGTACCCATAGCTTCATGAGTGGCTTCGCTGGTCCATACATTGATTCCTGCCTTCATGAGGTCTTTCACGGATTTAGCATGATCTAAATGTCGGTGGCTTACAAGACATCCTGAAACCTTACTAAAGCTAAAATTCAATGCTTTTTTGATGTCCATAATCTTAACTCCACATTCGATTAAGAGAGCCTCGGAATCGTTCTCTAATACATAGGCGTTCCCTTGGCTCCCTGTGCTAATTACTTTAAGATTCACAATACCAATTGTTTGTCCATTCGCTTACAGCTTTCTGAGGTGTTTTTCCAAATCCTACAACTCCTTCCTGTAAATTATCTCCATACAAAACACACCATTTATCTCCGTCTTTATAGATTTTTGGTTTCAGTAATGAGAATAATTTGAATTGACTTTCTGTAGTAGCTGAATCAATTAAAAGATCTGCTAAACCCTGTTGCTGAAAACTATTTAATATTGAATTTTCCATAGATTGATGTTAAAAATTAGGTCCTTGTTGTAAATTCTCTGTTCTACCCACCATTGAAGCTTGCCCTTGCTCTTCCGCCATAGCTTCGTCATATAAGCGCTGTTTCTCGGCTTCCTGATCTTCTGCAAGTGGTTCTTCCTCCTCATACTCCGCTTCCTCGATATCTGAAGTATCAAACTTTCGTTTGTTGGCGTTTTGCTTGATATCTTCTTTTAAAGCTCTCTCATTGGATTGCATTTCATTCTCGATAACTTTCATAAGATTATCATCTATTTTTTCGCTATCAATGTTTATTGAATTCCAGCAGTGACGTTTCAAAGTTTTTAGGAACATTTCTTCTTCCCATCCTTCAACTTGAATCTTGCCGTTTTTTACTTTTTTCCCTTGGGATTGGTTATATTCCCACTTGTCTTTTTCGCCTCCCCAAAATTCAGCAGCTGCATATTCAGGACGTCTTTTTTCAATAGCAGATCTACTCATTACAACAAGTTTATTTTTCTCTGGATTATCTTTGTATTCCATGTAATAGAAACCTCCTTGTAATTCTCCTCTATCAAAATCATTAGTGATTTCGAAATCATAATTTTCTACACTATTATTTCGGTCTTTTTTATAAGACTTAAAAACATCGGTAGAATATTTTAACTCAAATGTTACATCATCCGGCACTTCAAAACCATATTTTTTTGCTTTCAGTTCAAGTCCATTATAACCTGGCATTAAAGTGATATCGTACTTATTTGTTTTGCTGTTTTTGTACGGTATAAGATTAATTTGATTAGGTTGAAGAGGATCTAAGCCAATGCTTGAATAAGGAATAACGTCTTGCGCTAGCTTATGTATATTTACGTTAGACCAGCTAAATTCAAGATTATTTGTTCCTGCATAACGTCTTATTTCAGCATCCTTTAAAGCACTATCTAGCTTAATAAAATAATGATTGATAAGCTTTTTTTGTCTTTCGGACAATGTAACCTTAGCATCTTCTCCTGTAGGAAACTCGCGCATCACTGCTTGTGTAAATCTTTCTGAAGGAGATAATTGTTTTTTATTTTCAGAAACTTGATTGCTTTTCTGCTTTACTAATTGATTGTTTTCTGTACTCATGATTTTTATATTAATTGTTGATTTTTAAATTTTATCTTATTGGATCAATCTCATTAATTGCCTTCTCTAATCTTTCTGTCCTATGTTTATGATTAAGCGAGGTCTCATGTATATTTTTATCTAATTTTATAACATCATAAGCCCATCCTAAAATCACATCCCACTGACAGGAAACTTTCATGTCTTTATCGATTTCACGGTCTTCAATTCTCTCAAGAATCATTTTCAATTTTGAAATACTATCCATTACGCTACTCTTAATTCCTTATCGGAAGGTGAAACAATAAGATTAATTACCTGGCTATCGGTGTCAATGATATCTGTAACCGATTCCCTATTATCAAGCCAAATAGGAGCTGACACCTTATAGTAATCACAAAGACTATTAATAATATCGATGCCCGAATTAATTTTGGAAGCAGTATTGGCCGCTGAAAACGGCACACCATTAATCAAAGCTTCACAGGTTTCATTAATCGAACCGTTAATCTGAACATTAAAAAGTTTGAAATTGACTAACTTAAATTGGCTATTGATTTTCTTCTCCAAAGTTTCCACTTTCAATTTTGTAAAGCTTTCGATCGTGAATTCTTGCCCTTCAATATTGGTGATCTGCTCATTTAGCTGTCGTTCTTCATCACCTAATTCCTGAATACGTTTCAAAGCTTCTTTGCGAGCATCTTCTGTAGCAAGTTCTTTTTTCAAGGTTTCAAGCTCTGTAGTTATTTCACTCTTTTGCTGTTGAAATTCTGAAACATCAACCGGTTTCACTTCAGTAAGGCTTTCTTCTAGCTTGGTAATTTCATTTTGTTTCGCCTGGTAATCTTGGTTAGCTTCTAAAGTTTCTTTAACCAATTTTTCAATTGATTTTTTAGGCTCGTTACTGCTAAGGCGTTCGCTTTCTTTCTCGAAGGCTTGTTCTAATACCTGAAGTTCTTCTTTAGCTTTAACTATTTCCGTTTCTCCTCCTTTTTTACGCTCTTGAAGTTTTTCAGATTGTTCTTTTAATTCCCCTCCTTTTTTAGAAATCTCAGCAATTTTATTTTGCTTAGCCTGATTGAAATTCGTTTCTAATTCCGTTCTTTTAGCTTCAATATCTTCGGCTTCAAAAGCACGCTTACAAGTTGGACATTTGCATTCCGATTCGTTAAACTCGAAACTTTTAGCATTTTCAGTATGCCATTGCTCTCTAAGGGTATCACGTTGCTTGTCGATATCCTTAATGTTTGATTCAAACCGTTTCACCGCTGATTCATAATCGGCAATCGCTTCTTTTTTAGATTTGATCTTACGAGTGAGCTCGTCCAGTTTGGTAGTATCTTGCGTTTGGGATGCCTTAACTTCTCGTTCAATCTCAAATTTGATGTTTTGAAGTTCCGTTTTAAGCTGATGAATCTTCGCATTGGTTTTACTACGCTCTTCATATAGTGCGTTTTGAGCTTTAGACTTATCGTTGATTTTTGCTTCAACTTCGGCCAGTTCTTCATTTTTGAAGTTGATCTTTTCGCGGATCACATCAAAATCACGATCCTCCGGCATTCCTCGATACACCTCATCGATACGAGTAGGGATAGCTTCAAGATTTTTTATGAATTTTAGTCTTTTTGCAGCAACTTCTTTTTTGTAATCTTCTAGCGTTGTTCTATTTAAAACCTTTGCTAAACTTTCATATTCTGGATGTGAATTTGCTAAATCATTATTACTAACATCTCCACACATTGCTATAAGCACATCTCTCCTTTCTTTCCAAGGCAGAGCATCAAATGCATATGGATTGGTAATAAGTTTAAAAATTTTTTCATCTAATATGTTTTGAATCCTATTATTATATTCTCTTGCTGTTTCTAAAGGGGCATCGTTCCAATAATAATCAGTGATATGACCTTTCAATATTTTTTCTTTTTGTCCCTTTGGACGGGTCCAGTCTTCTTTTAAAACACGCCTTATTGATATTTCATCTCCGTTAACCTCTAAAACACCACTTACTTCATGTTCTACACCAGATAAATACTCGTTATTTTTATCTAATGTTTTAATTTCGAATTTGGTGTTACCACTACTATCCTTTCCAAATAGCAGCCAGTTCCAAGCATCTACAAGCGTGGTTTTTCCAGCTTCATTTTTCCCAAAGATGTTGGTATGGTGATTATGGAAATTGATTTCTTTACGCTGAATCCCTCTGAAATAGGATAGTTTTAAGCTTTTTAATTTGATCTCTTTTCTCATGATTTTGAATATTAATTATTGAATATTTATTGCTCTACTTCCATTTCTAATGGAACGCCCGATTTTGGTTTGACTTTTTTAATAAAGTCATTCATAAATCGTTGTTCATTGACGTTCCAGTCCTTAGCTCTTTTCCCATTTACCTCCCAAAAGCCTTTGGTGTTATTGATGGTCATTTTCATAATTTTCTACATTTCGACTAAGGCAGAATCAACTTCACTTTTCTTAAAGAAGACTTTCTTACCTAGTCTATATTTTTTAATTATTCCCTCTTTCTCGTATCTCTGTAAAGTTCTTACTGAAATACCCCCTAAGTAGTTCTTAAGGCCTTTCCATTCATGTATCCAATCTGATTTCATGCGATAATGTTATTATGATATGATGCGGCCACAAGGCCAGTTCGAGTATAAACCCCTACTTTTCGATATAGTCCAGTTAAATAACCTTCCAATGTTTTAATGGAAAGATTCAATTCCTCAGCAATAGCCTTGTTGGGGAGATCGTTATTAGCCATAAGAATAATTTTAATGTCTCGATCATTGAGTTCTTGGCTATTGATGGTGATATGCTTGTGGTCGAAATGTAGTGATGGACAATTCTTACCGGTTATAAAGTTTTCAGCCGGTTGTAACTCTCCGTTTTTGATGTCTGGTTTTCCGTCTACCGCTCCCCACATATAGAACGTATAGATCTCTACTTGCTCAGGAAATGAATATGGTTGCCCCTGCTTATTTCGTAAAGCCTTAATGAAAAGCTTTGCGCCTCGATCGGTGTTGTACTTATTAGCGACCATCATAAACAATGGTGTTTCGAGTTCTTTAAATGGATAGATACGACCGCCTTGAAGACAAGCTACTTTTAATCCTTCTCCTGCCGGAATAAATTCGATATCGGCTGGTAAGTTGGGATTGATTCCTGCAATGATTTGCGCTGTTGGGGTTGTGATTGAAGTCATAATTGTGAAAATTTAAAATGAATATTAATTGTTGATTAAAGCGATAAAGACTAAGCCCCCGATGAAGACCAAGACAAACAATATGGCATAAACTTTAGATTCGATATCCAACCTATAAATGGTCCTATCGAGGCGCTGTAGTTCTTTATCTTCTTTCATGTTGTGATATTAATTGTTGAGGGAGTTCCCTTAATTTGATGATTTGTTTTTGTTCGTTCGATTGGTTGATGTATCTTTGAATTATAATACTTCACACGCCCCACCTGGGGCATCATGATTGTGAGTATTAATTGTTGAAAGATGCCCGGGAGTGATGAACCGGGCATCACTTTTTTGTGATGGTACTAATTGTTGAAAGGATGCTTGAAAAGCTGATGAGTTCTTTTCTGATGAGTTTTCGACGTGTATAATACTTCTCATGATTATGGATACTAATTGTTGAAATTATTATGCGTAAGCTAAAGGTTGAGCCAAGCCACCTATTCTTCTATGTTCTCTGGCAAAGTTTCGGTTATTCCTTCCTTCAAAAATGCTTACGATCTGCTCGTCTAAGACGTTTTGAACAATACCTTCTTTTGCAAACTGCTTCATTACGCGTTCTACATAATACTTTGCATCGTAGTAGCTTATTCCCCAAAGTGCCATAAGTTGCACACTGTTTTGGTGGATGATAAAATCAATATCTTCTAAGCTTAGAAAATTGAATTTGAATTGGATTAGATTAACCATAGTTTTGAAAATTTAATTGTGAATATTTATTGTGCTGCGAGAATAGCTTCTACTTCCTGAGCATGTTTCTCGTTCTCTTTTTTATAGTGTTTATATACTTTTAGCAGGAATTTTTCTACCCTAACATTATGAACATGACCTTTAAGAATATTTCTAAAAAATTGAGCATCACTATAATAACCTCGACCTCTTTCTTTTTTGAATTTTTCTTGCTTGGCAAAATCCAAAATTTTACGACCGTAATTTTGTCCTATTTCTTCTATAATTACTTTTCCATATTCTGGTTTCATGGGTATTCCCTTATTTAGTTTCTAAATCTTTTGTCGTAGATTTGTTTTAAATATGCCTTTAATATGGTTCAAATATAGTGCAATATTTCACTTTTACAAAATATTAAGTGCATTTTTTCGTAAAATTTTTCACTTTTAAATATTCAATAGGAATGACGGGGGATCGTATAAGAATTAACCGTAAAAAATTAGGATTAACTCAGGATCAATTAGCAAAGAAATTAGGCGTTTCTAAAAGAACAATTATAAATTACGAAAAAGGTGAAACTATACCAGATTCAAAAAGTGAATTATTACACCAAATTTTATTTAAAAGTGAAGATGAAGCCTTGCCGGTCGATTATGGAAATTATCTTCAAATACCTTTAATTCAACACAGAGCAAGAGCTGGATTTTTATCTGGATGGGGAGATCCTGAGTATGTACAGGAACTACCAACCATTTTATGGGAGGTAGATAAGGAGTATAAAGGAAGATATATTTGTTTTGAAGTTACTGGTGACAGTATGGATAATGATAGCCGAGAAAGTATAGTTGAAAAAGACGTTTTGCTTTGTCGAGAAATTCAAAGAATTCACTGGAAAAATAAACTTCACCTTCACCGCTGGAAAAACTTTGTTATTGTTCACCGCCAAGAAGGTATATTAATAAAACGCGTTTTAGAGCACGATACAGAAACTGGCCGTTTACTACTCCATTCTTTAAATCCGTTGTATGAAGATCAGGAGGTTTATATGGATGACCTCGTCGCAATATTTAATGTAATTGATATTAAAAGGAGTTTGTAAAGGAATTAATCTGGCATCATTAGTGTAATTAAATCGATATAAAACCGACTTAATTAACAGTAAAACAGTAAAATAAATTTTTATTATATAGGTTTATACATATATTTGCACGCCTTTTTAAGGTACCGTATTAAAATTATTTATATATTTATAAATAGTAAAACAAAACAATATTCAATTTAAATATTCACAATGAACAATACTGAATTTAATATTCAAATTCATCGAAGAGAAGATAAAATATCCTCTGTTATGGTTGAAATGCCTGTATGGCATAAGGAAACTGAAGATGGATTTTTATCAGTTAATGTTCCTCTTTTTGATATCAGGACATATGCTAAAGATGAGAATGATGCAGATATTGCTGTAAGAGAAGCGATTAAAGCATTTTGCTTAAATGCAGAAGATTTTGGTCAAGGTTTAGAAAAAGAATTAATGCGATTAGGATGGAAAGTTTCTTCTAATTCTGAAGAAGAAACATTAATGACTTTCAGTAATTCTAATCACATATTCAATACCTTATTAAGTACTGGTGATAACTATATCGAGAAAGTAGATATGGAGGAATTAAAAATTGCCTCTTAAGTTATGTCTGAAACATTACCTACTGTAGATATTGATTTTGTACTAGAAAAACTTGAAGAAACCGAAAAATTTATTGAAGACAGCAAAAGAAAAGTTGGTAGTACTTATACATACATTTTAAAAGGATCTAAGCCATTACATAAAAGAAGCGTTTTAATCCGTCATGTTGACGGTCAGGTCAATTTTAATCAAGCTACTGGATTAGCATCCATATATAGATTCCTTGGATCTCTCTTAACTTGGTTAGATGAAAATAGAGATTGGAAAGAAGGTGGTTATAGTAAAACTACTAAGAAAAAAATAAAGGAGTAACCCTTAAATATTCCATTATGAAAATTCACAAAATTAATTTAAGAGACGTAATTGGGGGAAGTTAAGATTCACTCCAAGTAGAGAATATAAACACCGTTTTAATAGCGGTGTTTTTTATACCTATATCACTCAATAATCAACCGCTGAGCTCGATCCCGTTCAGCTTCTCTATATTTTATTTATTATAATGTTTATCCCATTTTTCTTTTAAACGTTCGGCATGTTGAGTTGGTGTTACTTTAATATAATTTAAAAAGTTTTTTTCTGTAGTATGACCGGTGACCTGCATGATGGTTAAAGTATCAATCCCTATTAAATAGTTATTAGTAGCAAAAGATCTTCTGCACGTGTGAGAACTTATAAGCTCATGCTTTGGAAAGTTACCTACTTTCTTACGCATGATCTCATTTTCCTTTTCATCCTTGCCTATACTCTCCATTTTAGATCCATAAACCAACTGATTAAAACCTGCGTTTTTAAAAACTTCCTTAATGTAATCATTGAATTTCTGTCCGCTTATTTTACTAGGCATACCATAGGTTTCTATTATTGATTTAATTTGCCAATGTACGGGGATTACCACAGTCTTACCTGAAGTATTAGTTGTCTTTTTAGGTTTAATTGTGATATAATCTTCCTTGATGTCTTCCACCCGGTTCCAGTCAGAAACTCGAAGTCCAGTCCAGCAGCCAAAAATAAACCAGTTGCGAGCATTTAAAAGATACTTTTTTTTAGGTATATGATCGAATATCTTTTGTATTTCTGATTCATCACAATAAATTGATTGTGTTTCATTTGATGGAAGGTAAAATTCGTCAGAAAGTATGAAGTTATTTACAGGATGATTTTTGGCGGCGGCTTTAGCGAAAACTTTTATGTTTTTTAAAATAGTTCCTATCGAGTTTGGAGCCAATCCTTGTGCTTCAAAATACTTAATGAATCTTTTGTGAAATTCCTGGTCTAAAGATTTAAAGCTAAGTTCATAATTATCATTTACAAATAATCTAAGCTTTTTAACTGCACCTTTATACTTTTTTAAAGTTTCTTCTGAGTACTTCTTTTTTGTCTTTGGATTAATATTATTGAAGCACCAATTGTAATGATTGTCACAGAATTCTAAAAATGTTATTCCTTTCTTATCATCAATTGATAGCCATAACTTTTCTAAAAGTGGAACACTGATGTCTTCACCTCTTGTACCTTCATCAAAGTGTTTTTGTATTTTGCTTAATCTTTCATTGATTTTGCCAGCATAGGCAAAAGTTGAAATTTTATCCTTTACTTTTTGTTTCTTTGAATCCCAAGAATCTACAGGAATTTGTTCGCTAGTAGATTTTCGAAAAGGAGAAACACCTCTTTTGTAGGAAAATCTGAATATTATTGTTGCTACATCTTTATTTTTTCTAATGTAAAAAGAAGGTGTCGCCATGTGTTAACTTTTGTGCTAACATAATAAAATTTATAGTCTTTTAATGTCATTTATTGACATTTATTAATTAGTTTAAATACTACTGAAACAGAATGATGTTAACGACATTAAGCGACATCAACAAGCATTGAAAACTTATAGGTTGCGCTCCCATCCTGGGCACTTATTAAAACTACAAAGGTATAATTACCAGTACTTTACAACTTAAAACCCTATTACTTTATCCGTGTTTTCTCCCTTTTTATACTTTTTATAAAAATATAACTATCCCTGAAATATTACTGCAAGTTGTGTCTTTGTGTGTACAAAAACATTTTTAGCCTATTGATTAGGAGTGTGTAAAATGGAAAAGTGAGGGATGGTGTTTAGGCAAATTAACTCCCAAAATTTAATCCTTTTGGACTTTTGGGTTTACTAATAATTGTTTTCCCGTCTTTGCTTATCTCTTCTAAAGGTTCTGGTACAAACGTCGTTGCGATACTTTGTGAAATTGTATTCATTCCTTCATCTAAAGAATGAATTGTTGTGTAAATCCATCCACCCGGCACTCTCATTACCTTTTTACCCGTTCTAATGGTAGTTTCTTCATGAAGATTTAATTCGTAAACACTTTTTTGATCTGTTGACATAATTGAGTTATTAATGATTTATATTTGAAAGAACAAAATTTAAAAATATTATTTAAGTTTTTTAAGGTTTTTTAGGTGCTCTTTGATCTCTTCTTCAATTTTAAGCAATTCTTCAGAATTAGCATCTCGAATTTTTTCTTGAATTATACTATCAATTACCGGTTTGGAAAATCCCCCAGGAATTAAATCCTTTTCTTTCGTTTTTGTATTTAACTTTTCATATTGCAACCTTATTAGAAAGTGCTCTAATATCCTAATTGAAATTTTGATCCCTTCTGGGGTTAATTTATCCTCTGAAAAAAAATCATTCTCAAATTCAGGCTCATCATAATTTCTTAATTGATTCATAAAAGCAGTTAGCTTTTCTCTTTGTTTTAAATCCATTGTATCGTTTTATTTATTAGTGAATATTAAAAATTGTACTCTCTCTTCTTTTTCTTCTGGTGTCCACACAGTAATAGTCTATATTGTTCCTCTATTTTTTGCAATCCTTTCTACGGCCGCTCTATGAACCTTCCACTTATTCCCGTCTTTAAATTTTTCGTGAGGAATAAGTTCCTCTTTGGCGATTGCTTCCACTCGGCTTTTACCAATATCTCCCCATAGATTGGCGTCTGCAATCTCTTTAAAAGTTAGTGATTTTTTCCTAAGATATTTTTGCTGCAGATTCTTAGCAACGTATGATTCAGGAACAATGATTAAACCTTCGCTTTTTAATTCCTCAATAAATACTGGGAATAGCTCACGAACTACTTTTCTGATCAATACATCGTCCATCTATAAAATTCCTTTATTTTTAGCAATTCTCTCTACTGCGGAAATGTGGATATAATACGACTGACCTTTCATAAAGATTTCGTGCGGTTCAAGCATTCTTTTTGCTATAGCCTCAACGCCTTTTTTGCTAAGATCTCCCCAGAGCTTAGCATCAGCTATTTCCTTATATTTTAAAGACTTTCTTCTCAAATATTGCTCTCTTAGCTTAAGGTGTCCAAGATCGGCCTCCTTTGCAAATACTAATCCTTCCCGTTTCATGTATTCGATTAATTCGGGTATGCTTACGTATCCTTCCATTTATTCTATATTACTAAATTTTAAAAGTGGCGTGGCGGTTTTAATTCCGTTAGTTTCTGCTGATCTGAACCCTAATTTTGGATGATATGGCCGTTCCTTAATTAGTGCACCGATAATTTCATTTAAAGTCTTTAGCTGCGTTAAAATGGACGTTCTCAAATCGGGTCGACTTTCGTATATGAAATGCAATCCTTCCCTGGTTTTCCAAAGATTATCCACATGCTTTCTAAAGTCCTCATTGTTTTTGAATAATTTATTAAGCTCTTCCATTTTAACTTATAGGTTTATTATGAATTATTTGATTTCCTCCTTCGAAAATTGTATATCCGTAACAATATGCTGGTTCATATGCCAGATCATTTTCAACGGTTTTAAACACTTCCTTTTCTTCTTCCCAGAATCCATTTTTGGAATCATACGGTAAAGAATATTGATACTTATTATTTGAATCCTTCCAAGTTTTGATTTGAGTCTTACCAATACCAAAAGAGTGGGCTATTTTAAGTAAAGTCCTATTGTCAATTTCAATCCCATGAAAAGGAATAATACATATATCATTTTGCTTAGGTTTATGGTAAGCAGATCCAACTTCAAAAATCCTTTCATTTTCTAACAACTGCGGTTCTTTAAAAATTATCTGCTCAGCTTCTTCTGTTACCATTTTCTCAAGATCCGGATCAAATAGATCCAACATAATTTTTTTTGTTCTATAATTTTTATTTTCCATAATTTCAGAGTTAGGATTTGTTTGACTTATCTTTCTGCTCTAATAGGATCTTTAATTCCTTCTCTGGAATAATAGCAAACCTACCGGCCGTCAGTTTAAAATCTTCAGGCATTTTAAACGTCCATGTACTTTCTTCAAAATCACCTATCAAGGATTTTCCAAATTGTATATTTTTCATTGATCTCAATTTTATTAAGGCTTAAATTAGAATATTGATTAATGGTTGTTTAATGGGTTTGCCAGAATAGCAGTTAGAATTTGCTTTGTTTC